GCGAACACCACATCAAATTACAACACGGCAATCGGCAGGGACGCTTTAAAAGAAAACACTACAGGAGCTTCAAACACAGCGGTTGGAGCTTTGACGCTAGATGCTAATACAACTGGAACTCAAGGAACGGCGATTGGATATGGTGTGTTAAGTGCTAATACAACTGGAAATTATAATACAGGTTTGGGGTATCTTGCTCTCGTAGCTAACACCACAGCTTCAAATAACACTTCGGTTGGATTTGCCAGCATGCAATCCAACACCACAGGCGCAAACAATGTTGCCGTTGGTTATGCCGCACTTGATGCGAACACCACCGCAGACGGTAATGTTGCCGTAGGGTATGAGTCTTTAGGGGCCAACACTACAGGTGCAAAAAATGTTGCAGTCGGGTATCAGGCTGGGCTGGCTATTACCACTGGCTCCGAACATACCCATATTGGATATCAAGCTGGCAAATCAATAACCACAGCAGATTCATCTACTATAATTGGTTATGCGGCTGGGTCTAGCTTAACTACTGGAGCCGATAATACTTTTATTGGAGAAGAGGCAGGGTTTTATGTCACTACAGGGGACGACAACACTTACGTCGGTGCTAACGCAGGGCCAAACGGTTCTACCTCTACAGGAGGCAATAATACTGGTGTGGGGGCTGGTGCTTTAGGGGCTAACACCACTGGTTCATACAACGCAGCCGTTGGAGATGCGGCTTTAGACGCTAACACCACGGGGCAATACAACACTGCGCTTGGTCATGGCGCTTTAACCGCAGCCACTACAGTAAATAGCAATACCGCTGTGGGAACGTCTGCTTTGGGAGCTAATAGTACAGGGACATCGAATACGGCGGTTGGTGCTTTTGCAGGAGACGCTAACACTACCGGAAGCTACAACACTGCGCTGGGACAGGCAGCTATGGGCGCTAACACCACAGGTGGATACAACACCGCAGTTGGAGCTAGCGCATTAGACGCAAATACCACCTCATCAAACAACGTGGCGTTGGGATATGATGCTTTAGGGGCCAACACCACAGGTGATGGAAATACAGCGGTGGGAACGGTGGCTTTGACTTCTAACACTACAGGCGCTAACAACACCGTTGTAGGTTATGGGGCTGCTGACGCACTAACCACTGGAGATGAAAATGTAGCGTTAGGTTATCTTGCTTTAACAGATGCTACAACTTCAGATCAGAACACAGCGATTGGAGGGGGTGCGCTCGCAAACGTAACAACAGGAAGTTATAACACTGCGGTTGGTCGAAGAGCTTTATTTACGATAACTACAGCGGGTTCACTAACTGCGGTTGGCGTAAAGGCATTGTATTTAAACACCACTGGTGGGGACAATAACGCTCTTGGGCTTGAAGCATTACAAGCTAATACCACTGGAAACGATAATAATGCGTTCGGTAGTTTAGCATTGACATCCAACACTACTGGATCTGGCAATACTGCCATGGGCCATGTTGCTCTTGATGCTAACACGACCGCAGATAATAACTCTGCTTTCGGAAGAAATGCATTAACAAACTGTACAACTGGGCATTCTAACACCGCTGTAGGAATGAATGCTGCGAAGGATTTAACAACAGGGATTTATAACACTGCTCTGGGGGGATCTGCGGCTAATGCCATTACTACTGGGACTAGAAACACTGTTCTAGGTTCTGCTTCGGCGGCTGTTTTAACAACTGGAAATTACAACACAATTGTTGGGTTTGCTAATGAAGTTAGCGCATCTGGGGCTGAGCATCAAAAGGTTTTGGGCTATGGGGTTACGGGTTCTGACAATACAACAAGGTTCGGTAACGGGAGCACGGACAGCCAAATTGCAGATGGCGGTACTTCGGTTACAGCGCCTTCAGATGTTCGATTAAAAGAAGATATTCAGAATGAAGAAATAGGTCTTAATTTCATCAATGAGCTTAGGCCTGTTACTTATCTTTGGAGAAAAGCAAAAGATGTGCCTTCAGAAATGAAAGCGCACGACCCTGATTCTGAAGAACGAGTAATGAACGGTAAGCATAACCACGGTTTTATTGCTCAAGAAGTCAAAGAGGTTATGGATAAATACGATTTTAAAGAAGGTTTTGAGCTTTGGTCAGAAGATGATACCGATGGTCGCCAGCGTATTGGCGAAAGTGCGTTAATACCAATGCTTGTAAAAGCAATTCAAGAACTTTCGGCTGAAGTCGAAAAACTTAAAGGAGACTAGAAATGGCTATTAAGAAAACATTAATAGAGGCTAAACCATACAATGATGGCGGCAAGGTTGTTCGTTGGGATCTTGTAATGAAATACGAGCAAGGCACTGAAGGTAAAGATGATTACTATACTAATGACAAACAAATTACCATCGAAGCGTCAGAAAAAGATTCGGAAGGAAAAGATGTTAGTAATTTTACTTCAAAAGCTGAAGGTGAGTGGACTAAGAAAGAGCTTGAAGATCTTTGCCCAACCGCTAAGTGGGATGAAATATTTGCAAGTCAGTATGACTCGGTAATTACGAATCCATCGACTGATCCTGTGCCTAACAACGAGTTTTCAATACCTAGCTAATGGAGCCGCAACACTTTACATTTCATACGCTGCCAGCGGTGTTTATGCTGGAGGCACAGCTATCTGAAAATATGGTAGATGCGCTTAACGACTACCTAGATAAGTTGATGGTTGATGAGAAACGTAAAAGTCATGCGGGTACGTTGGTAGGGCAGATAGCTCATGGTCAGCAATTAACTATGGATCATCATTGTGAAGAACTAAAAGACTTTAACTGGACGATTCAGGGTTTAGCAATGGATTACGTTAAGCAGTTCTGCGCTCAGTCTGGCAACCCATTAAAAGGCAAAAGAGAAGTATTAACCGATGAGTTGTGGTCGGTGCATAGTTATCAGGGAGATTATAACCCGATCCACGATCATGGGACTAAGACCATTATGGGAGTTTCCTGTACGACATGGACAAAAGTACCTCAACAAATCCTAGATCAGCCCACAGCGGGAAGCTCTGAGTACAGCTTATATAACTCCTCTGGTAATGCAGATGGTTGCCTAGCGTTTAGCTATGGCCGTAATAGTTTATTAGATACAGAGCGTCTAGCTCCTCCACAAAGTTTTGTCATAAAGCCAGAAGTCGGAAAGTTCTTGATGTTTCCTAGTTGGCTGACACATATGGTTTACCCTTTTGAGGGTGAAGGAGAACGGCGCACAGTCGCTGCAAATTTAAATGTTTGGAAGGTTGAAGAAGATGGAACAAGGCACTGAAGCAGAAGTTATAGAGGAAACTGAGGTTGTTGAGCTTCCTCCTAATCCTGAGATGCTAACTACTAGAATGGACGAGCTAAGAGAACAGATTGCTCAAATAACTCAGGTTATTAACTCTAATCAAAAGCAACTCGATACACACATGGCAGCGTTTAACTGGTATGCGCAACAACTAGAAGCGGTTACTCCGGAGCAAGAATAATGGATTTTGTTCTTAATATAATATCTGTAGTAACGGGTATTGTGTGTGCGGCATCGATTATATGCAGCCTTACTCCCACACCTAAAGATGATGCGTTGATTGGACGTCTATATAAGATCGTTGAGATCGCAGCGTTAAACATTGGTAAGGCAAAGGAAGGAGCCACAGCCAACCCAATCAAATTTGTAAAGAGGTCAGACTAATGGCTGCTAGAAAAGCCCAATCTAAAGTTTCAGATTCTCAGACGTTGAACGAGCTAAAAACGCATCAAAAAGAATGCACTTTAAGATACGAAAGGATAGAAGAAAGACTGAATGAAGGTTCTGAAAAGTTTAAAAAACTAGAAATGATGATTTGGGGAATGTATCCATTTATAGTCGCTACCATAGTTGTAGCTAAACTTCTATGACAAATGAAAGGCACCATACTAGCCTTTATGCTAATTACGGTTATTGAAGGAAACGTAACTCAAGGCTCAGAGCAAATGTTGTTTAGAGATATACATCGCTGTCAACAGTTCGCTTATTGGATAGAACATAATTGCAGAGATGTTCGTTGTAGAGGCGGTATTAAACAACACAACATAACGGCTTACTGCAAACCTGTAATGGCTGGAGCAAACCAAAAATTTTGGGACTAGATATGGACCAGAAAAAACTACAAAAAAACTCTGTCTGGGAAAAATATGACATAGATAACGATGGGACTGTTACTGACGAAGAGCTAGAGCGTGCTACGCAAATGCTTGAGCTAGATCTAAGAGAAGAGAAACAAGATTCTCAAAGAAGAATAGCATGGGTAGCGATGTCTTCTATGGTGTTATATTCTCTATTACCTTTAATGCCTTTTGTCCCAGAAGATAGACTATCTACTCTTTCAGCTTTATCTGATATGTTATTTCTTTCTCAAGCTTCAATAATAGGTTTGTATTTCGGAGCTACCGCTTACATGGCGAAGAAATAAAATGGGATTTAAACTTAGCATAGGATTAGGACTCGCTTTAGTGATTTTGTCAGGCGCATTTAAACTGTACTACGATAAATCGCAAGCGGAACTTGAATCTTTTCACATACAGCTAGAACGTGCTTTGCAAAACGAAAAGATCCTGGAAGGAACAATACAACAACAAAATGAAAACTTAAAACAGACAGTTGAAAGACACGAGCTAATGCTTGCAAGAGTAGATACGTTAACTGAAGAAAATCAAAAAGCACAGGAAGAGGTTAACAGTATTAGAGAGAAATTTGCTAAACATGACCTCACTGTTCTGTCGCTTAAAAAACCTAAGTTGATTGAAAAAATCATCAATAAAGGAACTAAGGATGTGTTAAATGAGTTGGAAAGTATTACTACTGTGTCTAATTCTTAACGGTTGTTCAGTACTTGACCGTAAACCGTCTTTACCCGAAACTAAACAAGTAGAGGTGGTTACGGTTGTAGAGCCTGCACCACAGTATCACCCCCCGCTTCCGAATAAAGTTAATACGCTTCCTGTTGAATGGACTGTTTTAACACCTGCAACAATGGAAGAGTATTTAATTGATTTACACGAAGGGAATGCTCCTACTAACGCATTTTACGGGCTTTCTACAAAAGGATATGAAAACCTTTCGCACAACATGGCTGAAATTAAGAGATACATTAGACAGGTTTTATCTATAATTGACTATTACAAAGAATCCGATAACAAGGAGGAAGTCAGTGAACGAATTGATTGAAATGCTAAGAAGACACGAAGGCGTCCGAGATAAAGTTTATTTGTGTAGCGCAGGTTACGAAACGATAGGTGTAGGCCGTAATATAAGTGAAGATGGGCTAGGACTTTCTAAGGATGAAATTGACTTTCTTCTAAATAACGATATTAAAAGAGTTCGAGAAGAGCTTACAGAAGAATACTACTGGTTTGCAGGATTAAATGAAGCTAGACAAGACGCTATGATAGACCTTAGTTTCAATCTTGGCCAAACAAGATTAAGAGGTTTTGTAAAGGCTTTAGAAGCAATGTCTCGTGAAGAATTCGAAAACGCTGCTGATGAGTTTATGGACAGCAGATGGAGCGAACAGGTTGGAGATCGTGCTGTAGAAGTTACAGAAATTATACGAACAGGAGAGTACCAGTAATGCCTCTTCAGAAGTTTATTTTTAATCCTGGAATAAATAAAGAAGGAACAGCCTACACTGCTGAAAACGGATGGTTTGACGGTAACTTAGTTCGGTTTAGAAAAGGATTTCCAGAAAAGATAGGGGGCTGGGCTAAAAACTCTCTTAATACCTATCAAGGAACTGGGCGTAAACTTCACGCTTGGGTTAATCTTCAAGGCACAAGATTCTTAGGTATTGGAACTCGTCTAAAACTGTATATCCAAGAGGGAGATGCTTTTTACGACGTGACTCCTTTGCGTTTAACTACGAGCGCAGGAGATGTTACTTTTTCAGCCAGTAATGGTTCTTCTACTATTACAGCAACAGATACGAACCATGGAGCAGTAGCAGGGGATTTTGTTACGTTTAGCGGAGCTGCTACGTTAGGCGGTTTAGTTACAGCGGCTGTTCTTAATCAAGAGTATGAGATAGCTACTGTAACCAGTGCTAACGCATATACGTTTACTGCGAAAGATACTTCAGGAACCACGGTTACTGCTAATGCTAGTGATAGTGGTAACGGAGGTAGTAGCGTAGTTGGAGCTTATCAAATTAATATTGGACTAGATACTTTCGTATCTGGTTCTGGATACGGTTCTGGTACTTGGGGTAGTGGTACGTTCGGCTCTGTTAGCGCACTAAGTGCTTCTAGTCAGCTAAGGTTGTGGTCGATTGATAATTTTGGTGAAGATATGGTTTCTTGCGTAAGAGCAGGAGGTATTTTTCTCTGGGATAATTCAGACACCGTTTCAGTTAGAGCAAAAGCCTTAGAAGATGTAGCAAACGCTAACCTTCCTCCTACACTAGGTCTTCAGATTTTAGTTTCTGCGGTAGACCGTCATGTGTTAGTACTTGGCTCTGACCCAATCTCAGGCCCAACTCGTTCCAATGTTCTTGATCCGTTGTTAATCAGCTGGTGTGATCAAGAAAATATTTTAGAGTGGGAGCCGAAAAGTACGAATACTGCAGGAAACTTACGGCTTTCTTCAGGGTCACAAATTATAGGCGGGTTACGAGCTAGGCAGGAAACTCTGATATGGACAGATACCGCGCTATATAGTTTACAGTTTATAGGTGCACCGCTCACTTTTGGCGTTAATCTAGTTAACGAAGGTGTGGGGTTAATTGGCCCGAATGCAGCAGTCAACTCACCTTCAGGTGTTTTCTGGATGGATCGTAAAGGGTTCTACGTTTATAACGGATCTGTTCAACCTGTAGAGTGTAGTGTACATAGTTATGTGTTTGACGATATTAATGAATCTCAGAACTTCCAGTTTTTTGGGCTTCTTAATCGTCAATTTAATGAAGTAGGCTGGTTTTATAATTCTAGCGATTCTGACTTACCTGATAGATATGTGACGTACAACTACGTTGATAAAGTGTGGGCTATTGGTAAATTAGCTCGTACCGCGTGGCTTGATGAAGGAGTGGAGAATAATCCTAGAGCAGCAGGAGAAGCAAGCAGCAGTTATTATATTTATGATCATGAATCTGGGAACGATGCAGATGGTTCTCCTATGACTGACGTTTATATAGAGTCTGCTGATTTCGACATTGGAGAAGGCGAAAACTTCCAGTTTGTTCGTCGCATGATTCCAGATGTAAGTTTTACGGGAACAGGGGGTTCTGGACAACAAATTAACACTGTGTTGAAAACTCGTAATTATCCTGGAGACTCCTTAGCTACGGATAGTACAACAGCGTTTACAGCAACTACTACTAAAATAGATATGCGAGCACGTGCAAGACAAGCCGTAGTCCGTTTTGAATCAGATGACGATGCGGCTGAAGGCATACAACTAGGGGTGGGTTTTAGAGTTGGCGGCACTCGTTTAGATATTCGTCCTAACGGAAGAAGATGACTAAACTTTTACAGGGAAGATTACCTATTGAGCTAGAGCCTACGGTTCGTAATGAGACGTTTAATAGAGCTGTTAGAGTTTTAGAATTAAGCCTAGAGAGGGTTGACCCAGATAAAACCCCTGTTTTTACAAGTGACGAAAGAGATGAGCTAAAATTCGAATCTGGGAGTATTATTTGGAATACAACTGAAAGTGTTCTTCAGGTATATTTAGGAGATTCGTGGCAGAATATTTCCACGCCCACCACCTCTGGACTTAGTGGTACAGCTAGTCTAGGGGAAATACAGGTGATTGCAAGCGGATCAATAGTTGTAGAGGTTGGGTAATTTATGACGAGTATATTTAGCGACGAACAACGAGCATCTTTAATGGATTCAATGACTAACCCTGAGTCTAACGCTCGTAAGATGATTGAGCAAAACGCTGATATCGGTATGTCTCCCGATTTAACTACTGAAATTCTTAATAAGTACGCTACCTACGGAGCTAATACAGGTATTGGAAATATTGGTGGTGGTCCTCTTGTTGATGCTTTAAACGAACAGTATCGCACTGTTGTTGATAAGCCATTAAGAGCTTCAGTTGGATTGGCAGTACCACAACTTCCAACCATAGCTGAAACATTAGATTTAGATAGATTAACAAGTTTAGAAGCTATACAAGAACTGTCAGGATTAGATGCAGCAGATCAATTACAGGTATTGGAAACTCTTGGAGTAGATTCAGTATCAGAATTAAGCGAGCAACCTGCAGCAGCTTCAGCTGACGCCCCTGAAGATTTCAACACTCCCCCTGTAACAGAAGGGAGAATAGGAATAGATGAGATGGGAACGGCTCAAGAAGACCAAGATATCGCTTCTCCTACTGATCTTTCAGAACTTGAAGTTGATTCCCGAATGGAAACATTTAAAAAGTTCCTAGACGAAAACCCTCTTGTTGCTAAACAATTAGCAGAGTCAGCAGGAGCAGGAATAGGTATTGCAGTAAAAGAGATTGTAGGTCGAGATAAAACTCCCCCAGCAATTAGAGCACCGCGACCAAGATTTCAAACTTCAAGAGTCAATGTCCCAACAATAGGAAAAAGTGATGGCGGTACAATCCTTAACCGTAAAATGTTTCTAGGGGGTGGTGAAATTGATGGTCCTGGAGGCGAGAAAGAAGACTTAGTTCCTATTTGGGCTAGTCCTAACGAATACGTTGTCTCAGCTGACGCTGTGAGACGAATGGGAGGTGGCGATCTTCAACAGGGAATCGCGACTCTTGATAAAATAAATTTTGGTGACGAACAGTATGGCTGAAGATCAAACCGCATATAGTTATCAGGCTCCTGACCAATATATTTACAACCTCTTAACAGGGGGCGGTAATCGTTTTGGTCTACTTCCAGGAGTAGAACAGTATTACGCAAGTCAGTTCCAAAACCTAGGAGCTGCCGACAGTAGTCCATTTACTTATACAGGTGAGCGTATTGCAGATTTCTCTCCTAGAGAAAAACTTGCAATGGGAATGGCTGACACAGGTATTGGTGCATTCCAACCTTATTTTAATCGTGCTGCAGGTTTAAGTGAAGAAGCCCTTGCTACGTTAGCAGGAGGAACTTCTGAAGCAAAAGCACAACTTTTACGTTCTCTACAACAAGGAGAAGATTACACTCGTACAGGATTAGATAGAGCCGTAGGTGCAGAAGGCGAGTTTCGTGGCCAGTTGTCTGAGGCTGAACGCCTAGCTAGAGAAGGACAAGCACTTTCGGATCCGTATCTAAAAGAAGCGATAGGCGAAGCAAGAAGAAGTGTTTCAGATCAACAAGGTTATTTACAAGATGCACAGGAGTACACTCGTGCTAGTACGGCAGGGTTTGATCCTTCTTCAATAAGTCAGTATATGGATCCGTATGAGGATCAAGTAGTTCAGCAAGCGATGAAAGATATTCGTGAATCGCAAGCTAAAAGCGATATTGGACGACGAGCTGGAGAAGTAGGACAAGGAGCTTTCGGAGGCGCAAGATCACGACTTACACAAGAAGAATCCGATCGTGTAACGGGTCGTGGCTTGATGGATGCTGTCTCTGGAATTCGTAGCCAAGGATTTCAAAGCTCACGAGATGCGGCTATGGGTGAGTTTGGAAGACAGCGCGGAGCAGAAGCTGCTGCCGCTGGAACTACAGCTGCATTAGGATCTCAAGCAGGAGGCGCAAGATCAGGATTGGCAGGACTTCTTTCCTCTATAGGAGGTCAAAGAGGGGCTGGGATGGAAAGATTAGCTTCGAATGTTGCTGGTTTTGGGCAACAAGGGTACGGAGCAGGAATGGGCACTTCGGGGGCACTTACGTCAGGAGGGCAACAGCTCTACGGCATGGGGACTGGGGCTTCTTCTGCGTTAAGTGGACTTGCAGGACAACTTGCTGGGGGACAACAGACTGGAGCAGGAGCAATGCAGGGTTATGCAGCGCAGCTTCCTGGATTAATGCAAGGCGATGTGTCTAATATGATGAATATAGGCGCAATGAACCGAGCCAGAAATCAAGCTCAGATGGATCTTAATTATCAGAATTTTGTAGGTCAGTACAACTTACCACAACAGCTTATGTCTGGTTACGCAAATTTCTTAACTGGTGCAGGGCCACTGGCTGGTGGAACAGGATACTCAGGAACTACGCCACAAAATCCATATGGTACGACTGCAGGCACAGCAGGAGCATTTAACCCTTATGCGACCATGGGAGGATATTTCGGTGGTGGAGGTTCAGTAGAGAAAGGCGGTAAGCCGATTCCTGAAGGAAATAAAGGATTAGCTTCCCTCGCTAATAAAGCACCAGACGTAGTGAGAAAAATGGGATTTAACCCCGCCAGAGCAATGCATGGAGGAATCGCGTCTCGTTTTCCAATGACTTCTCGTAAAATGAGGACTGGCTAGTGGCCGATAATTTCGGATTTAATATAAACGCTGGTCTTGGAGAACTTTTTAAAGCTCCGAACGTAAACCCCGTAGCGAGTCGTCAGTTCGCCCCTGTACAACCTCTTAGGAGAAAAGAAAAAGACTCTAAGGACGCTATAACGGGGGCTATACTAGGAGCTATTGCCCCTGCTCTAGCTGAAGGCGGTGTCGATCTTTTAGGAAAACTTCCTGGATTAGAAAAAGTATTATTTCAGAAAGACCCTAAAGCCGCTGAAGAACTTGGAATCACTAGACCTGATGTTGGAGAAGATGCTGATGTGTTAAAAAACGTTCGTAAACGATCCTTAGAGGGTCTTTTTAATGAAGGACGACCTCTAACTGACGATCAATATGAAGTGTTTGAAGATAGTGGACTTCTTAGAGATTTAAGAATTGGCACAGAGGTTGGTATAGATCCTGTTGCAGCAGAAAATTATAAAAGAAAACAACTTGTTGATAAACTTCTTCCTGAAGGCAAACTCCCTAGACAAAAAACTTTTCTTGGAAAAGCTCTAACAGAAGGATTAACTTATTTACCTGCTTTAGCCGCTGACGAAGGAGTAAGTGAGTTTATTACTACCGCATCAGGTACTAAAAAAGTACAAGGAGCGTTAGAAGATACTAAACTTAAAAATTACTTAACAAATATACGAGAGCGTGGTAAAGCTCTAATTGATATAAAAGACTTTGAACGAAAAACTAGTCATAGTGCAGTGCTTCAAGAAGACGGGACATTCCAACCTATTCAAAGAGAAGTTTTAATATCCCCTGATAAAAATACTCGTTATGTCATAAGTCAGGGGAATCCTAAAGTAGATTTCGTTTTAGATGAGTTAGGTAAACGTCATACAGTACCCGCAGGTAAAAAGTTTATTCGTGAAGATTTATCTTTATCTGATACAGAACCTGGAAAACCCAACGATGTAAAATTACTGGCTACAGCAGGGCCAAATAAAGGACTTATTGGGTTCGGTTACGTTCAATACTCTACAGGCCCAGAGGGACGTAAAAGTCGTATTGTGTTTAGAGACCCGCTTAACCGTGACGGAGATGACGAAGAAAAAACTAAAGCGTACTTAGATAAAAAATACGGTGATAACTGGGTTCCTTACGACCAAGAATTAGCTGATCTTATGAACGCGGTTAGTGAAACTAAAACAGATCCTCGATTGACATCAATGTACGAAGGCCGTAGAGATAAAGAAATAGCTTTATTAACAGTAGCTAATGTGGCTTCTGAATTATTACCTATTACGATAGCTGGCGAAAAAGATGCATCTTTACTAACAGGTGTAGGAAAAGGAGCCAGTATGCTGACTAAATTAAACGAAGAAGTAAAAGGTTTATACAGTATTTTCGAAAGAACTGGTAGATCGGTAGGAGATATTGTATATCAGCAAGCAGCTAATCCTCAAACAGCGATTAGTATGAACAATCTTCTTTTAGCTAGTAACGCTTACAGTGCAGCAATGTCTCAAGGAACTCCGCAACAAAAATCAGATGCAACCGACAATCTTATTAATGCGTTACAACTAGTCCAGAAAAATGCAAAAGCCGAAGGACAAATAGACGATTTCACTGCGATGGATCTTAGAGCTGATAAATTTAGAGAAATTTTATTGGCTCAAGGAAAGTTACAAGCTGGACAATTACGATTAGCTTATGCCGCTGCTGCTGCTGATGGTCAAACTGGAACTTCTCTTTCTGATGCAGATATTACAAATTATTTAGCTCAACTTGGGTTTGGTTTAAACGATGCACAATCTATAGGATTGAAAATAGCTGGTTTCGTAAAAAACAGTTTTCAAACTTTTGACGGAGGAGAGTTTAGACTATACGCTAATACTTCAAGAACTCATGATCCGTTAATTGATATTGCAGTACAAGATGACTTGATTGCAGGGGCTTTTTTGAATGAAAGTACCGATGATCTTAAAGCGTTAAGAGACCCAGAAAAAACGCAAGCGGAAAAAGAAGAAGCAGCAAGTAGGATTAGAAAAAGAATTGCTTCAAAAGCTCCTAATGCTGTAGGTGATTTCTTTTACGATAGAGAAAATCAACGTTTTCGTTATATAACGATATTAGAGCGACTAGGTAAACTAGCAGAGTCTGACCATATTGGTTATAAACTGCTCTATGACAGGTATTTCGGAAAACCAAACGCGAAAGGTGTTCGGACAGGAGGCTTATTCCAGCACTATGGAATTACTGAAGACGAAATAAACCTTGTATCAGACCCTGAATCGGTGGGTGTTGACGGTCGTATAATAGATCAACCACCCAGTGGATTCAAATTAAGAATTCGACAACCACTATAATGACACAAGTAACTCAATTACCTTCTATTTTTCAAACGCAAGATTTTGTTAATTGGAGTAATTCGTTAAAAAAAGAACCTCCAATAAGAACAGATGAAGCGGGTAACGAACTAGCAAGGTCTAACTACACCATTGGAGAAATATTAGCTGACGACCCTGTTCGGCTTGAATCGTTTCTACAGTCTGAATATATATTGCAACAAGCAGAACAAGGTAATGAAGAAGCTCTTTCTTTACGAGATAATCTTGATATAGATACAGCAAACGCAATGCAAGACTACTTAGGACGTTATGTCTACGATATACAAGAACTTACTCCTATGGAGCCTCTTAAAACACAGCCTACACAGCGTCAGATTCCTATTCCTGGAAGAACAGCTGCGACAGTGATTCCTGTAGTTTCTGATGAAACTGATTATTCAGGACTTACTGAATCTTTAATGAGTGAGGAAGATAGAAAAGAGCTGGCAGACTTCGGACTTAATCCCAACCGTATCTTTGATAAAGATAACGAAGATAAATGGTCTAGATATCTGCTTTCAATTCCTGAAATACTTAGTACAGAACAAATTGAAACAGGGGAAACTGTATCTTTCCCAGACGCGGTAAAGGCGTTGTTGCCTAATAAAGATGATCCTTGGAGAGCTAAAGCAGCTTTCTTTCCTATAGAAATGACTCCTTTCGAAGCTGAAAGGCTTCTACAAAATGACTTTCCCAATATAAAAGCTAGATATATAAACCCACATGATCCTGGAATGGGGATTGCAGTATCTGTTCCTAAAGAAGGAGCAACTGCAACAGTAGGCCCAGATGGAAGAGTAGTTCCCGCTGAAAAAGAATGGGTTGCTTTACGGCCTCAGTTCGGATATGAGATGTTAAGTGAAGAAGTCCTTACCGCAATCGCCCAAGAAATGACAGGAATCATGATGGAAGGCGGTATGTATAAAGGACTGCAAAAAATATTTAAACGAGGTCTAAGAGAAAGCGGGGAATATCTTGCTAGACAAGGTTCTATTCCAGGAAAACTAGGTCGAGGAATGCTGTCTGCGGGGGCTATAGGAATCTCAGCAGGTATGGGAAGATTTTTACAACTAGCATACGGTAAAGGTGCTGGTATCAATAATATTGATGCGAAAAGAGCTTTTGAGGATGCAGGGTTAGCCACCGCTTTAGCAGGATCTAGTGCCGCAGTAATTGGCTCTACTATGGGTCTTTTATCTTCAGGTTGGGGTGCGCTCACTGGCTCTAATATACCAAAAGAACTTTTAGCTGAAATACAATCTACGATTGGTAGAGTAAAAACCGCTAAAAAACAACCTGAATTTTCTAATGAGGAATTAGTAGAAAGAACTAAAACTGCAGCACAAGCAGTTGGTGAAGGTTTAAGTGACGTTGATCGAGCTACTCCTCAAACATCTTTACGATATCAACCTACTCTAGGAGAAGAAACTCAAAGTGATTTCCTCAAAGCATTAGAAATAGAGCTTTTTAGTGCTGTTTATCCTACAGATAAAGGCCGACAACTATATGATGCTATTTATGAAAACAATGCAGAAGTAACAGAACTTTTTTGGAAAGAACTTCAAAAAGACGCAGACTTAATACCTGAAGGAGTGACTTTTGCAGACTTCCAGGATTTTTTCAAAGCACAGCGGGAAGCCTATGTTAGCCGAGCGAGAGAGGCTGCTGAACTAAGAAAAATTGAACTTGAAAAAGGAGTTAAATTAGAAGACCTTCTTACAGACGAAGATCCCTTAGAAATGCTTACAGTAGACGAGCTAGGCTCAACTTTCAGACGAGGCGTTGAGGGTGGGGGAATTGTTTATAAACGAACTAGTCCTGAGTTTCTTAAAATATATGACGACCAGTATGTCGCAGCTAGGGACGAAGTAGGTCGACAAGTAGATAAATTAGCTAATATAAAATATGATGAGGCAGGTCAGTCTAGTGAGCTGATTCAGCCTACATTCCAGAGTATATTCGGTGTAGGAGACGCTTCTGATCAAATTATTAGAGATTTGGGAGATGTTGAAGCTTCCGCTGAAATAAAGAAACTGATGCCTATGCGTGACGGTATTAGTGCTGTTAGGCAACTAATAGGTTCTTTGAAAGATAAAGAAGGAAATGAAATTCCTTTAACCGATTATAATTACGGACAGTTGACAGGAATGTATAATTCTTTAAACACTTTGTTCATTTCTAATCCTAGTCGTGCCGTAAGAACCTCAGTAGATAAACTAAGAACCGCTGTTGAAACCCAGATGGACGATCTTCTTACAGTAGAGGCGAGAAGAAGATTACAAGCAAAAGAAATTTTTAGTCCGACTCCTGAGCAACTTCAAAAAGAATTAACGACTCTAGTAGGGCCGCTTAGAGAAGCGCAACAAAAACTTATGGCTTTTTCTGAGGGAATTGAACGTAAATGGTTGAAAGAATTTGTTGCGAAAGATCCTATAGAGATGGCTAACACTATTTTATCTTCATCACCTAAACAAGTAACAGATCTATTAGATCAAATCTATAAATCCCCTGATTCGATTGTTCGACTAGGCAACCTTAGACAAATGGTTATTGAGAATATTCGCACAACGATGGGCAACATGCCTTTGAAAGAACAAAATATAGCGTGGAAAGAATTCCTAGAAGAAAACGAAGGACAATTAAAAGCCTTATTTCCTGAGTCTGATTTTTTAAAACTTACAGATTTCAGTAAAGTACAAGATGAAGCTCTGCAAGAGATTAACAGAGTTACTGAAAGTATGAAAGAATTACAAGAAGAATTAGGTCAATCCCCTGTTAATTTTATTAAAGACTTCTTATTAGCTGGAAAGTCTGGAAGAGCTACTGGTGAAGTAGATATGAAATTAAATGATTTGCGTAAGTTTATTGACCAGAACCCAGAAGTGCAGCCTTATGTGAATGCTTTAGTTAAAAATTTCATGCGAGATAATTTTGAGATGATGAGGCTTGAGGAAGGCAATATTTTTGAAACAGGGGCGTTTAAACAAAACGAGTTCATTAGTTTTATAGATGAACAAATGAAACCTGGAGCTGAAGGCACTCAAAAACTAGGTCTTCTTTTCGGAAAATTAATGGGTAGAGAAGAAGGAATGCAATATGCTAAAGATCTAAGGATGCTGGGTAAAATCTTAGATCGTGGTGTTAACCGTAGTCCTAGGGGTCGATTGGCTCAAGGATTAGTAGGCAAACAATCAATCGAAGATTATTTAGAAGAATCAACATACGCTATAAAGTTTTTTATTCCTCCTCTAACTCAAACAGGCCGAAGAATCACAGCTTTTATGTTAGGGTTTCGTCAGAAAGCAAGAAGCGATATTCTTGAAATATTAGCTGACCCTTCAAAAATAAAACCTTTGATGGATAATCTTGACAAACAGATTTCGCGTCGAGAGTTTTTTAAAATTATCGGTGGTTTAGCTGCAGGTAGACAAGTGAATATTGGAAGTGAAACTGAAGAAGATAAGTATGATAGAGCTGTTAAATCAGTGCGAGGGGAAGCTAAAGGAATTCTTGATGTGCTTGAAGAAGCGTTTAGCCAGCCTGTGGATGTAACATTATGAAAATACAAGTATACGAAGCACCTATGCCTACTATTGAGTCTCCCGTAGAAATGTCTGACGGTGGCAATGTTAAATCTCGCAAGATGTTTAGAGGAGGCATAGGGGGTTACGAACTTCCTGAAAATCTGCAAGAACTTATTGGTTATGCCCCAGATAAAAAAATCACTACGGAACAAAACTTAAACCCTGTAACAATAGATGAAACAGGGTTAACTCTTTCACCTGCTCAAACTGCACAGGAAGTCAGAGCAACAATACCGCCTAAACCTAAAAGAAGCGATCCTAAATATCAGTTTGGACCATGGTCAGGTAAAAAAGGCATGGACGCCTATAAACGTGATTTATATCATTGGACAGAAAACTATGCTGGTCCAGGAACCATCGAGATTCCTGAATTTCCTGGGTCTGGACAAAACGTACCTGTAGACACTTCTGATCAAACTGAAACTACGGAAACAGTCCCAGCAGAAGAAGTAGTACAGCAAACTGTTGAAGAATTAATTGCAGAAGGAACACTTACCCCTGAACAAATACAAGGGTTGATAGATGAGGGAGGTTTAACAAAAGAAAATGTTCTTTCTATATTAGAAGGAGGTTTTCAGTTTTCTGAAGAACAATACGCTCAACTTTTTGAACAAGGACTGTTAACACGGGATGAGATTGCAACTCTTGTAGACGAGGCTATTGCAGCTTCGCAAGAAACAGGAGAGACGGAACTTAGCGAAGAAGAAATTGCAGAAATTGCAGCTAGTTCTGGCATGACTGAAGATCAAATAAACGAGCTTATCTCTCAACAGATTGGCGGTCAGGACATGAGCCAATTTGTAACGCAGCCTCAGTTACAAGAACAAATTTCAGGACTAGAAGGACTGTTTCAGAACTATCTAACACCTGAACAGCTACAAGGCTATTTAGACGAGCAAGGAGCTGGTTACGATCAAACGATTCAAGAACTTCAAGGTAAACTAGGCACGTTGGAACAACAGTATCAAGACGTAACTTCTCAGTACGAAGCAGATGCGGTACAAAACCAAATCGATCAAACTAAAGATGATCTCAATACTTATTTTGCTAGTGCTGCTCCTACTGGTCCACGAACAGGATCTACGTCACAGTTTAAATCTGGGGCTTCATTCCTTCCTGGAGGTAGCCCGATGGCTAACTTAATAGGGATGCAGAGAGAAGGACAAGGACAAGACCCGTTTAGCACTTACTTAAAAACATTTACCCCTAGTTATTCGGATTATGATGCACCGTTTACTGCAGAAGAGTATGGTAGTCGAAACCAACCACTTCTAGGAACACAGTATTCTAACCCGTTTACTGGTGGAGCTTCCTACACCGGAGCGAACGGTGGACAAGTTTCATCCAACGGAATTATGGATCTCACGAACTTTGATACGAATGTTCAACCTTTTCAAAATGCTTTTAGACCGAATAAACCAAGGACGTAATTATTATGATGCCTATTAACCCACCAGAGAATAGATTAGATCAAATGAGAGCCGCTATGCCTCAGAACACGGCCCCTATGCCTATGGGAGGCAACCAAACTCCCTTGAATACTCCCCCCGTAGGCTCTATGCCTCCTCCCCCACCTGCAGGGGGAGGCGGTCCTCAAATGGTTTCAGCCGCGCCTATGGGAACTGACGCTATGCCAGCAGAGGACAACACCCGTTTAGATGATCTTTTAGGTTCTGTTGCAAGCGAAGAAATGATGACTCCTGAAGAGATAGCGATGGAAGGAGAAGCTGGTTTAGATATAGCAGGAGGCCTCGCAGAAGCCGCTTTGAATTTTTCTGGGTCTATTTCTGGTGCTAAAGCAGAATTAGAATCAGCGTTAGCTCAACTAGATGCAATGGAGATGGCAGAAGGACTAGCGTAACCAGTCTTGCCACTTATCATCTCCTAGAACTTCCTGAGCAAGATCTAGTTTATTTCTGAGAGCGTCGACAATCTTCTCGTCTATCGTGTCTTTTGCTACAAGGTCAACGTAAGTTACTTTATTAGTCTGACCAATACGGTGCGCTCTATCTTCTGACTGTAAGCGTTTCTCTAAGTCAAAATTATTAGAGTAATAGATTACATTTTGTGCTTGAGTCAGTGTAATCCCGTAGCCTCCTGTCTGTGTGTTTCCTACGAAAAACCGTAACGGGGACTCAGGGTCTTGAAAATCTCTAATAACACGTTCACGTTCATCAGGATGAGTATCTCCGAAATAAGAAGATACAGCTTGAGTGCCAAATATTTCATGTAGACTCTGTACTATCTCTATGATGTTTTGTCGATAGTTTGCCCAGATTATTATCTTTCCTTGCATCTCTGAAATTACTTCGAACAATGAATCAATACGATTATTGTCTATAGGGATGTCCTTGTCGTCATCGCTCTTGACGTGGCCGCATACTATCTGATGAAGTCTTAATAACTGTGTAAGTATGTTCGTAACAGAAATCTGTTCCTGATCTTCTAAGATCGTGATTGCATGTTCTTTTAGTTCGTTATAGAGCTTCTTCTGTTCCGATGTCAGTTCTACATCTCTACGCTGATAGACTTTATCAGGTAAGTCTAGGCAGTCTTTCTTCAATACCCTGAAGGAAAACTTATCTAGTTTCGTGGTTAGTTCATCTAGGTTTCTAAACCCTACAACCTGTTTCACTGTTCTCCCTCCGAAGTACCGATTAACAACCTCACCGTAATGATTCTGAAAAGAATAGAAAGAACTAAACCCTAGCAGATTTCTCTCTAGGGTCTCTGTCTGGCTATACAGGTCTAGTGGTGATTGAGTTATTGGAAACCCTGTCAGTATTCTTCTAAACTTAGCGTCTTTACTAAGTTTTATGATTGCCTTAGTTCTGGCAGCTTTCGGGTTCTTAATTGTCGTTGATTCATCAACCGCGAACATTGTTAAGTGACTGAAGATAAACTTCTCAGTGAACGTCACTCCTTTCTTTGAGCTAAACGCCTCTACATTTATGACCAGGATCTTTAACTTATCCATTACGTCAAACAATGCGGTTAGATCTTCTTTCTCTTTTTTACGAGGACTAGGCGACCAAACGGCTACATGACGATCTATGTAGTCAGGAAGGTGCGCAGGGATCTCCCTAGAAGCCCAGTTTTTATAGACTCCTTTAGGAGCAACAATAACCGCTCCGTTGATGGCTCCTTTACCGTAAAGTATGCCAATCGTATCAATTAAGACTTTCGACTTCCCCGTACCCATCTCCATAAACAATGCATACTTCTCTTTTTTCCATGAGCGAAGCAACGCAGTGCGTTGATGTTCAAACGGTTCAGTCTTGAATTCGTATTTCAAGACTCTATTCCTTTCTAAGTTCTAATAGAGAGTATAATTAATAATATATGAAAAAGAAACTTTATTTCCTGAGAAAAAGCCCCTTACTAATATTACTAATATATTCTATTACTTTCCTCTTCCTGTTTTTCCCTTACGTCTCAACAGCTTAGAGCTGAGTTATTACTTCTATTATTCTATTAGTCTTCTTTTACGAAATTTTTTAAAATTTTTTTATTTTAAAATCAAGTAATACAATAAATTCCGCTTTACTTACCAGCCCGACCTCGTATAAAGTTTTTACCTATAAAGGAGAAATTAGAAATGACAGTTTATATAGTCCAAGAAGCCCCTGGAAAAAACTTAGTTCCAGCCCAAAAATACGGAGAGCTAGAATTGTTACTCCCAGCGAGAACAAACCTGATGCTTTCTACTGGTCCTGAAGTACAGAAATTGAAAAGGGCACTCTCGAATTTTAATGATGAAGACTATTTATTATTAGTAGGAGACCCTGCGGCAATAGGATTGTGTTGCGCTATCGCGGCCTCGGTAAACGGTAGATTTTCAGTTTTGAAATGGGATAGGCAAGAGATGACGTACTATCCCGTGTCCTTTGATATTAGAAGAAACACAACAGAACTAGGAGAAGTATATGTCTGAGGTAGAAAACACAGAACTAACTTTCGAAGAACTAACAGGTAATGCAACAACAGAAGAGTGGAACGACACTACCACTGATAATGAATTTTCTAAAATCTCTGCAACAGCGCAGAGACTATTAGATCAAGACAAATTAGTAGAAAGTTTAGAAGCTGATCTGAAGGCGGCTAAAGAATTAGCTAGAACTATACGGGAACAAGAGCTTCCTGAAGCAATGCAGTCTGCTAACTTGATGGAAATTAAATTAACAGATGGCTCTAAGATATCTATAGACCAGTTTTATAAAGGTCATATTTCCGAGCTTCATAAAAAGAAAGCACATCAATGGTTAGTAGATAACGGTCACGGTGGAATTATCAAACATGAAATCACTGTCAAGTTCGGTAAAGACGAAGACGAAAAGGCTACAAACACATTAGAAAGATTAAAACAGCAGGGGTTATCTCCTGAAGTTAAGCAAGGAGTTCATGCGCAGACGCTAAATGCGTTTGTGAAGGAGCAGCTCACGGGCGGGAAGGATATTCCTGCTGATTTATTCGGGATATACGTGGGATCCCGCGCCAAAATAAAGTAGAGGAAAAACTATGGCTAGTAAGAAAGTAGCAGAGCAGCAAGCCTCTGACCTCATACCTTTCGATGACGATTTGTTATCTGCGGGTACAGGGCTAGAGGAAGCGGAGGCTGGAGATTATGCAATCCCGTTTCTACGGATTCTCCAATCAATGTCACCTCAATTAAAAAAGAGTGACGGTAAATATATCGCTGACGCAGAAGAAGGTAACTTCTTCAACACGGTTACTGAGGCGGTGTACGATGGGTCAGACGGAGTATTGATTATTCCATGCGCCTATAAAAAGAAGTATATAGAGTGGGTGACTCGGGAAAACGGTGGTGGTTTCGTAAGTGACCAGCATTCTGTACAGACATTAGTAACTTGTAAAAAAGATGACAGTGGACGTTACATTATGCAAAATGGTAATCAACTTGCTGAAACGGCAGAGTATTACTGTATTTTTGCGCAAGATGAAAATGCCCCTGAGCAAGTTCTATTGAGCTTGACTTCTTCACAGCTAGGCTTTTCGAGACGTTGGAATACAATGTTGAACAATGCTCGAGTGGTAAATAAGGCAGGAGAAGCTGTACCAGCCCCTATGTTTGCACATACATATCGACTAACTACAATTCCGCAATCTAATGATCAATATAGTTGGATGGGACTTTCTGTTGAAAAAGAAGGGCCAACTTCGTTGCCATTAGCAACAGCGGCATTAGAGTTTATGAAGGCGGCTAGACAAGGCACTGTTCAAGTACAACAAGAACAAGAATCAGTGGTAACAAACACGGAGGAAGAGAACGAGGACGACGTTCCATTTTAGTGTTAAGGGTGAGCAATGTCATTACAAGAAGAGTTTGCCCACCGTTTCGCGGGGTTGAGACACGGTCATAGTGTCTTTACCCCGACGAAAGAAAAACGGGAAGATGGCAAAGCGAAAGGAAAATATGTAACAATATCAAAAACTCTAAGCCAAAAAGAACTAGAAGACGTTTGGCTACAGCACCTGAAAGGTGAAAAAGGTCTCGGTATAGTACCGATTGACGAAGATAACAACTGCATTTGGGGATCTATTGATATCGATGAGTTTTCAGTAGATCTGAAGGGGTTAGCTAAGAAGCTAAAGAAATTCAAATTACCTTTGGTCGTGTGTCGATCAAAAAGTGGAGGAGCACATTTATTTCTATTTGTGTTCGACCCAGTTCCTGCCTCTACGATGCAACGAAAACTTAGACAAGTAGCGTCTGCTATTGGGTTTGGTCAGTCTGAGATTTTTCCTAAACAAACTAAGCTCTTATTAGAGCGAGGGGATAGGGGAAGTTCTCTGAATATGCCTTATTTTGGCGGGGAGAACTCTACTGGTTACGGCTTCGGCCCGACTGGTAAAGTTCTCAGCCCAAAAGAATTCCTAGAGTATGTAGAGACACTTGTTCTAACTGAAGAAGAGTTAGAAAAACTAGAAGTGACTCCTATATTAGAGGACGCTGAGTGGTTAGATCAAGCTCCCCCTTGTTTAGAGCATCTTATAGCTCAGGGGTTTCCGAAAGGAATGCGAAACTCAGGACTCTTTAACGTAGGAGTTTTTCTACGAAAGAAGTTTCCAGATGACTGGGAGAGTCGAGTAGAGCAGGCTAACCACAAACACTTCTCTCCTCCTTTGAGTGCGCAAGAAGTATTGACGGTTACGAAACAGGTTCAGAAGAAAGATTATTTCTATAAATGTAACGATCAGCCGATAGCAGGGCATTGTAACAGCCCTCTATGTAGAACTCGTAAATTCGGTATAGGAGCTTCGGGCGGCACTCCTCTGTTCAGTAATCTAACTAAACAGAATAGTGACCCTCCTATCTGGTTCTTAGATGTAGAAGGTGGACGACTAGAGTTAGAAACTGAAGAACTGCTGAACCAGAATAGGTTTCAGAGAAAGTGTATGGATAGCCTCAATATTATTCCTCAGAAGGTAAGGGATAATGTCTGGCGTCAGATTATACAACAGCTCCTGGATACTTTGACTATCATCGAAGTTCCTAAAGACGCATCAACTGAGGGGCATTTCAACGAATTATTAGAGACGTTTTGTACTGAACGTCCTGCTAGAGAACGTGACGAGTTACTATTAGGAAAGCCGTGGTCAGACAAGGATAGAACATATTTTAGACTAGGCGATCTGATGGACTACTTACATCGCAAGAACTTCAGAGACTACCCTAGAAATAAACTTACAGCTAAGTTGAGAAATATGGGAGGAGATTCTTATTTCTTTAATATAAAAGGGAAAGGTGCGAATGTGTGGCATATACCACAGTTTGAAGCTCAAACAGAGTCACACAACTTACCTGATTTCGACGACAGCGTACTGTAGATGCTAACACAACGGGCACAAATAATACTTGGCCCTCCTGGAACTGGTAAAACAAGCACTTTGTTAGGGTTACTCGAAGAGGAACTCGATAAAGGAACAGACCCTGAAGACATAGGGTTCTTCACGTTTACGAAACAAGCAGTGCAGGAAGGAAAGAGCAGAGCGATGTCGAAGTTCTCTGTGACTAATAACCAACTGCGGTATTTTAGAACCCTCCACTCGTTATGTTTTTATCAGCTGAGTCTATCTAAGGGTAGTGTTATGTCTTCTTCGGATATATACGACTTAAATGAAAAGCTGAACCTTAGATTAAAAGGTGCAGTAAGCACTGAAGAAGGACACATCTCTGGTATTTCTAAAGATGATCGATTATTGTTTATAGAAAATCTTTCGAGAATGCGACAGGTTAGTTTAGAAACACAATGGCACGAGGCTGAGGATGCTGTAGGCTGGTTCGAACTAGAGAGATTCGCTAATGGCTTGAAACTGTTCAAACAAGATCGACTATTGATCGACTACACTGATATGTTGCAACTGTTTCTTGATCGAGGAAAGGCTCCGAAACTAGACGTAATGTTCGTAGACGAAGCACAAGATCTTTCACCGTTACAGTGGGCAGTGGTTAGGAAGTTATGTGAATCAGCTGATCGTATTTATATTGCAGGTGACGATGATCAGGCTATTTATCGCTGGGCGGGTGCAGATGTCGATTATCTAATCCGTAACTCTAAGAACGCCATGGTTCTCAAACAGTCCTATAGAATCCCTAAATCTATCCATAGCCTTGCCGAGCGTTGTATCGGACAAGTCGGTTCACGTGTACACAAAGTGTGGAATCCTAGAAAAGAAGAAGGACAAGTTTCGTGGGAGCCGTCTTATGAAACTATAGACATGGAACAAGGAGAGTGGTTAGTGCTGGCACGAACTAACTATCTCTTAAACAGCATAGAAGAACATTGTAGGTCTGAAGGCTGGTTTTATAAAAGCAAGAACAGGCCAAGTGTCTCCGAAAGAAAGGTCATGGCGGTAAGGTCTTGGGAAAGTTTTAGGAAAGGAGGCGAAATGCCTTTCGTAGATTTCACCAAAGTGCTTAATTATTTAAAAGTTCGTCTACCTAACTCCCTCGAGAAATTCGACTTTGATACTAATATCACATACGAAACGGCTCTAAGACACATTCCTAACCTTCCTAACGAATATTGGTACGATGTATTCACGGCAATCTCAGTAGATGAGCGCAGTTACATACGAGCCATGCTCAGGAGAGGTGAAAAAATCACAAAAGAACCACGGATACGTTTATCAACCATCCACGCAGCCAAAGGAGGTGAAGCAGATAATGTGATTTTACTAACCGATATATCAAGTCGCGTGTACAAATCTTTCCAGGATAATCCTGATGATGAATCTCGTGTCTTTTATGTAGGACTTACTAGAGCGAAAGAAAATCTTTATTTAATTGAGCCGCAGACGCAAAAGTATTTTCCTCTTTAGTCCTTTACCTTCTAGGGGTCTTTAAGTAAACTAATAAATAAGAAAGGAGAAATAAATGAATATATTTGTTACTGACCCAGATCCAGTAATAAGTGCACAGACGTTGTGTGATAAACACGTTGTCAAGATGGTACTTGAATCAGCGCAGATGTTATCCACAGCTTGGCGAGAACCTAACGATTTAAGGTCGAGTGAATTCTCGTCAAAGTACGCAGACGAACATGAATTATACAAAACCGCACATCCTAATCACCCCTGTAGTATTTGGGTTAGACAAGCTCGAGAAAACTACAAGTGGTTATACAGACACTTCGTTGCTTTGTGCGATGAGTACACACACCGCTACGGGAAAAGTCATGCCTCTGCTAGACTCAAGGGGCCGTTGATGTGGCGTCCTTTTAGATCTAGTGCCCTACTAGATGCGATAGAAGAACCTTACGGGTTCGTACTAGCAATGCCAGATGAATATAAGTCAGACGATGTATTTGACTCTTATCGAAATTATTTAATGAACGAAAAACAACATTTTGCTAAATGGGAGAAAGACCCTAGCCGCAAACCAACATGGTGGAGAACATAATGGCTTCTATTAGAAAGAAACTCGAAGAAAACGTAAACAACAGCAAAAACACTCGCATGGATATTGCTAGTGGAAACATGCTAGGAAACTGGCGACCTGACGAGATCACCCACATGACTCGTTACGATAAGATCTCCTCGCTTTGTATTGAAGAAGCAAAGAAATTAGGCAGACCTATCAACACGCTAGAGGCAGGATGTGGAGAGATATGGGTTCTACGAAACCTGTACAAAGCCTACACCGTTAAGAAGTCTGACGTGATTTCTTCTTATTGCGGAGTCGATATAGACCCTGCGTGTCTCAACGAGAAGCAAGGGTACAGTAGCCCGACAGGACTAGTTGAAGACTCTACTTGGTTTAAAAACTTCAACGGCAGAATCGATATTCAAGATCTCACCGTTAATCCTGTGTTCGACTTACCCGATAACTCTATTGATTTCTTCTGGACTACAGAGGTTATCGAACACATGAACCGTGAGTTCATACAAGCATGGCTTGATGACGCTAATCGAGTATTACGACCAGGAGGATTAATTTATGTTTCTACTCCTAACCATGACGGGTCTAACGACAAGCTACCTGAAGACCACATATACGAGTGGGGGTTCGAAGAACTCAAGAAAGAATTAACTCGACATACTCGAGGATGGTTTTTACAGTCTGTAGTTGGCACGTTTGCTCAGATGCCTAAACTAAAAGCAGCTATGCATAAAGACGAAGAAGATACTGAGTGGCGGTTATGGCCTGATCAGTTTGAACTTTTACAAGAACGCTATGGTAAACAGTTTCTTAGAGTGGTTGCCGCGACGTTTTACCCAGAAGTTTCTAACAACTGCGCATGGATATTAAGAAAGAGACCATGAGTAATACACCTTTTATCCCAGAAGAGATTGTTCTCTATCTTTATTGGATAGAGGAACGAGAGCGCATTAGGCAAAAGAAAGAAGAATTAGGAGAAGACCCTCCGTGGACTGAAGACGAGATTCTACAGAAGTTTAAATTTTGCCAAGTCTTTCGAGAAGACGATAGAACGACTCGCTGGTTTGCTGCTCATATACGCAGACCACTTTCTTCCGAACCAGAAGTATTGATGGCAACAATAATATTCAGATTCTTTAATCTAATTGAAACGGGTAGAACCCTACTAGACCACAATCTCCATATCGAATGGGACAGAGAAAAAGCGATAGAAGAAGTCAGGAAACAACCGAAATGGGTGACTGGGGCTTACATCGTTAAAACGCCTAATCGAATGGACAAAGTCAACGGGGTAGCTGAGTGTGTCTCCCATATCTGGAGTGATCGTGAACGTATACTTTCTGCAATAGAGAAGATGACTACTCTCGAAGAGGCGTGGTCTTTTCTTATGCAATACCCTTATATCGGGCCTTTCGTTTCATATGAGATTATCACCGACCTACGACATACCTATCTGTTAGACGAAGCCACAGACATTTGTACTTGGGGTAATCCAGGACCAGGAGCTATGAGAGGGCTGAACAGACTAACAGGTAGACCACTAGACTTTACTCGTAAAACACATGACTGGCACACAGAGATGCGAATCTTGTACGACATTTGTAAAGAAGAGTTAAAAGTTCCTGGAATGACTGTGGATAGTCCGTACTACCGAATGCCTTTTGAAATGAGAGAGGTAGAAGGAGGACTATGTGAATTCGATAAATACTCTCGAATCCACAATGGAGAAGGGCGTACACGGAGTATATATAACTACTCCAATAGAGAAACGCCATTAGTAGAAGATTTAGATAAAGGAGAAAGCAAATGGGTAAACTCAAACAACATGTGATGGAAGGAGAGGAAACCTATACTGAAAAAGTGCTGTTTTATTACGGCAACTTTTTAGTCGGGTGTATGAAAGACAGGACGATCCCTAATACGTGGCAAGACGCTATCAACGCGATACATTGGTCTATGTATCTCGAGGGAAAAGAGATCAGTCGATTGCAGATCGAATATATTCTTAAAGAGAACACGGAGAGTTTATATGAAGACGATTAGAGCTAGGAACGTGGATGAAGCTCTTTATTTAGGAGTGGACTTTTTTCGAGGCCCAGAAGGGGTCAACTACAGAAAGCAAGAAAGTAGAAATGGAATGACAAGAGAGTCTATTGGCCCTGTTGTTACACACTACACGAGACCTTGGGAACGTGTTTCATTTCAGAAAGAACGCGATGCAAATCCTTTCTTTCATTTGTACGAAGCTATCTGGATGTTAGCAGGATCTAAAGAGCTAAAGAAGCTGACTTATTTCAACGCAGGCATGGCTAACTTTTCAGACGATGGCGTAAGGTTAAACGGAGCCTACGGGTACAGGTGGACTAAGACGTTTATGTGGAATCAGATCGACATAATTATAAAAATGTTGAAAGAAGACCCAGACTCTAGACGTTGTGTACTACAGATGTGGGATGCCGTGCACGACTTAAACAGCTCGAGTATCGACATACCTTGTAACACAAACATCTATTTCAAAATCCGAGATGGAAAATTACAGATGACAGTCTGTAATCGGTCGAACGATATGATCTGGGGAGCTTACGGAGCCAACGCAGTCCATATGTCAATACTGATGGAATACGTTGCCGTTGCAGTAAACGCCCCGATGGGTTCGTACTACCAGATCAGTGATAGTTTTCATATCTATGAAAATGAACAATGGGACAAGATAAAAGATTTATCAGGTAGAGGATTCGGCTCTTGGTTCTCTTCCACCTACCCTTCACCTCACTATCCCTTGGTCTCAGATCCAGCCACATTTACCGATGAGTGCATGAAGTTTATACAAACCACTCCTCCTACTCGACGGTCTGGAAACCCAGAAGAAGTGGATGCGTTCTCACCGTCGTTTACTACGGAAACCTATAACAACACGTTCTTTCCTGACGTGATGATACCGATGGTTTCAGCATTTAGAAGCCACAAAGAAAGAAACTACAAGGAGGCTTATGACTTTCTTAAAGAAATTAAAGCACTGGATTGGCAAGAAGCCGCATTCCATTGGATTAAACGAAGACAACTTAATTGGGAGAAAAAACATGGGACTGGATCCTAAGTGGCAGGATGTTAAGTCTATTGCGCAGGAAGATATACACAGCCTGATTGAGTCTGAGAAGTCCTACGGAGACTCTTGGAGAAGACGCGGCGGCACTGGGGCGTTTATGATGTTGGCTCGTAAATTCGACCGTATCGAACAACAGAGTAAAGACTGTAACTACGATATTTTCGAAGCGGGGGATAAGTATAACGGCGAGGACGGTTTACTAGACGATATAGGGGATCTTAGACGATACCTCTTACTAGTAGAGCATCACATCAGATACGGCTCTAACGAGCTTATAGAGGAGAGGAATGTCGAGACAGATACCGTTGATTCAGCCTGAAAGTGATTGGGCAGCTCCTGAGACGCTACCTTCGTTTACACCTACTGAGACGATTGCAATAGACCTTGAGACATACGACCCTGATTTATCGAAGACAGGACCAGGATGGGCCACAGGAAAAGGGCATACTGTAGGGATTGCGATAGCTACTAAAACGTGGTCAGGTTATCTGCCCATACGACACGAGGGCGGTGGTAATTTAGAAGAGGAACTTGTCTTACGTTGGCTCAAAAACACACTCGAAAACCATAAAGGCACACTCGTTTTCCACAATGCACTTTACGATGTAGGCTGGCTCAAGCGAGAAGGGATCGACATAAAGTGTTCTATCAGAGACACGATGTTCGCGGCCCCTTTGTTAGACGAAAATAGAAGATCATATTCGCTAAACAATTTAGGCAAGGATTTATTAGCGGAAGAAAAAGACGAAACGCTACTCGAGATGGCAGCAAAAGCGTGGGGAGTAAACGCGAAGAGTGGTATGTGGGCATTGCCTGCTAAATATGTTGGGCCATACGCTGAACAAGACGCAGTTCTAACATTTAAACTGTGGGAGATATTTAAAAAGAAGATCGAAGCCGAAGGACTACAGAAGATTTTTGATCTTGAGTGTGATCTTATTCCTCTGCTAATCGAGATGCGTTGGAGAGGAGTGAGGATCGATCTAGACCGAGCACATCAGGTATCAGAAGAACTCTCTAAAAAAGAGCAGCAGCTTCTGGTTGAGTTTAAGAGAAAGTTTGGCTCCACTGTTGAGATCTGGTCTAACGCTTCGATACAAAAAGCCTTTGATAACAATGACATATGGTATCCTCACACACAAAAAGGGATGCCTAGTTTCCAAGCTAACTGGCTCGAGAATCACGATCATGAACTACCGAAGATGCTGGTCGCTGCTCGAAAACTAAACAAAGCTCGGACTACGTTTATCGACGGAATGATTTTAGAACACTGTTCAGACGGTAGGATTCATGCTGAAGCTCATCCACTGCGTAACGATGGAGGAGGAACGGTCACAGGTAGATTTAGTTACTCGAATCCAAACTTACAGCAAGTTCCTGCTAGAGATCCTGAGATCGGTAAGATGATTCGATCCCTGTTCATTCCAGAGGAAGGCGCACATTGGGGGGTGTTCGATTACTCTCAGCAAGAACCTAGAATCACAGTACATTACGCATCACTGCTCGGACTTACAGGGGCAAACGAAGCAGTAGAAGCCTACTCTAGCCAAGATGCAGACTTTCATCAGATCGTAGCAGACATGGCTGACATTCCTCGGAAACAAGCTAAAAATATCAACCTCGGACTAACCTATGGCATGGGAAGAGAGAAATTAATTAAAGAGTTGGGGTTAGAACAAGACGAAGCGGAGGATTTGTTAGAAGTATACCACGCAAGAGTTCCTTTCATTAGAGGGATACAGGACAGATGCACTCGGATAGCGCAAGAACGAGGGTATATAACGACTCTCGGAGGCAGGAAATGTCATTTCGACCTTTGGGAACCAGTCGGTTATCTATCTGACGAAAAACGAACACCTTTACCTAAAGAAGAAGCTATTGATCAATACGGAGACAATCTCAAACGATCGTTTACTTACAAAGCACTTAATAGATTGATCCAGGGATCAGCAGCAGACATGACGAAACTTGCAATGCGTGACTTGTGGAGAGAAGGACTTGTTCCACACCTACAGGTTCATGATGAACTCGACTACTCGATCGAGACAGAAGAGCAAGCTCAGCTCATTATCGACAAGATGGTGAACTGTGTTGAACTAAAAGTTCCACTAGTAGTGGATTACGAAAAAGGACAAACATGGGGCGAAGCAGAATGAAGATACAGAGTCTTACTCAGGAAAAAATATCTAAATTTGAAAAAAGGAATCTAGAAATTTTTCGATTATACTCAGAAGAGGGAATGACTCTGGAAGAGATCGGGAAGGATTATGGCCTGACTAAACAACGAGTGTGGCAGATTGTACAGCGTTGTTCAGAAGGTCAGGGGGACTATTATGCACAGCATCGACAGGAGAACTAATGCCACAAGAAGCATCGCTCTGGAAGTTACTGAAAGCTAATCTTCCTAAAGAAGCCCATGTTCAAAGGATCGAGACTGGGGGGACTGCTCGAGGAGTACCTGATGTCAACATTTGTCATGCAGGCAAAGAAGTCTGGATCGAACTGAAATCAATCAAAGGAAATAAACTAACTCTGACTGAGTTTCAGATTGTCTGGATGCATAACAGAAGCATAAGCGGAGGCAACTGTTTTATCTTAGCAAAGAAAGATAAAGAGCTACGAGCATTTGATATTTCCGACTATGAACTAGAAGAGTTTTTAGAGGGAAAAGTGAATTGGAACAGTGATTTACGTGTGAGTCTTACTCCTCCTTACGAGTGGGAAAAACTCTTTAAATTCATTTTTTAATGCTTTACTTTCTTTTAATCGCGGTTTACGCTAATAAAAGGTAGCGCGGCATACGGCTACCAAAGAAAGTAGAACTGAAACAAAGGAGGCCTATTATGGCAGCAGCAGTAGAAACCATGGCGTACTCAGGTGAAGTACCGTGGCACCGCGAAGGTGTTGCAGTACAACCTGACCTAACGCCATATGAAATGATGGAAGCCGCAGGGCTTGACTGGACTGTTACTAAACGTAACACTTGGACTTCGGCGATCCCTATGGATCAATACAAACCTGACGAAGACGGCAACATCGCGTTGCAACTTTTACCTAACCCAGACCGCTTTGACATAGTACGCGATTCCGATAACGCCATACTTGGTAACAGCGGTAGCGACTACCAACCCATACAAAACGAGCGTATTTTTGACTTCTTCCAGAAGTTTTCTAAACACGCCGACATCACTATGGAAACGGCAGGTAGCTTAAAGAACGGCCAGAGCATATGGGGTCTTGCGCGTATTAATGACGCGTACGAGCTTACTGGCGGCGACGAAATGAACAGCTTTGTACTGTTTCATCAACCGCACCAACCAGGATATTCTATGAATATTCGTGGCACGGAAGTTCGTGTTGTGTGCAACAACACATTGCAGATGGCAATGCGTAGCCAAGCACAAAACGAGTTTCGTATGTCACACCGTTCTGTATTTGACGAAGTACGAGAGGCCGAAGCTCTTAAAACTATGGGCGTTATACAAGAGATGCGTACCGAGTTTAAAGATGCTGTGAAGTTTCTTTCTACCAAGAAAGCTACGGAAGGTCAGGTACTTGAGTTTGTCACTAGGGTACAGCAGCCTACATTGTACAAAGAGTACGCTGAGCAACAACGGCTCAGAGAAGAAGGCAAGAAGATTGGCGAGCCTATCCTCTTACGCGAACAGTTTAGTAAATACGCTGAACTAACGCGACGTTCACTTGAAGAATCTCCTGGAGCGCAACTGAAATCTGCCAAGGGTACTTGGTGGGGAGCAGTTAACGCGGTTACATTTATTGAAGATCACCAACGCGGTGGTGACAATAGAGTGTTTAACGCGATGTTTGGAGAAAATTCTACTCGTAAAACTAGAGCGTTGAACTTAGCTCTCGAATACGCGAGGGCAGCGTAGTGGGAAGAGTTCAGAAGTTAAACAACGCAATAGTTGTGGACGAAGACACCATCAGTGAAATCTGGTGGTGTCTTAACAGGCTTTCAGACCACGAGGTTCTAGCCCTTCCACTTGAGGATTTCGAGGAGATACAGACACTTTGTCGAGCTCTCTCTCGCAACGTAGCCTTAAAAATGCGACTACAAGAATGTCAGTTATCACAAGACGTGATTTCAGCAGATCGATATTCTTTAGAAGATTTCAACAATCAGGCACTAGGAGACAAACATGAGTGATTCAGATTTTGATTTTGATTTCGCTCTTCCCACCGATACTAGGAAGAAGAATCAGATACCGTGGGAGGAGTTTCCTCCCCCTAGATTTGATAAAGAAACGAAGAGGCACATCTATGCTTCTAAGAGACTACTACCTGACGACACTGTTGACGAGGAAGGTAAGCCGATAGATACTGTTGGCAAACTAAAAAATCGAGTTGACCAATCGTTTAGAAACTACACAAAGAAGTTTAAGGACGATAAGGGAGACCCGCTTCTTGATGAGAATGGGAACGAAGTACTGATTCCCAAGTTTATCGCTCGAATTGTTCTTGAAGACGAAGTGAGTGTAGTTAGAGTATGGAGGGAAGAATGAAAGAAGAACGTGACATACTTGGTGAGCTTATGTCGATGGCTGTAGAGCTTGGTACTACAGCAGAGCGACTAGACCAATACTGTGAGCAGTTAAAGGAGCTTGAAAAACGAACGTCAGATCTTTTGGCACTTATAGCAGAGAATAAACTTGAACCTGAGACAGGAAAGTTTTTCGACACTGGTAAGCCAACGAGTTCTTACGTTAATCAAGATCCCGACCTGAAGAGTAAGCATTAGTGTTCTTAGTGCTTTACTTTCGTAACGTCCTACGTTACGCTAGTTGTTCCTACTTAGTAGGCAGAAAGAAGAATGGCTGATAGAAAGGAGAAACCATATGGCCTTAGCAAAGAAGGTAGCGAAAGCTACACCGAAAAAACCCGTTGTCAATAAGACAACACCGAAAGCTCCTGCTGGAGTTGTAAGTGTACCTCTACCAGAGGCACCCACTAAAGGCAGAGCTCAAAAACTGTATCGAAAGACAAACAAGTCTATCACAGAAGTCTCTAAAAAGACTCCACAGTTTCGAGCATTAGGAGTTGGTTTAGAAGATATCGAAAGTAAAGACTTCGATAGAAAATCATTTCCAATATCGCAACTTGTTAATCTCTCAGTTGAGGAGGGCCATTTAGAAATGGCCCGCACCAAAAACCCCGAGAAACAAAAGAAGCGTATTGCTAACGAATACACAAAAGATTTGATAGCAGAAGGTTTGATTGAGCTCGTGTAGACTAAACGGGAGGCTTCGGCCTCCCAAGTTTTCGGAGAATATTATGAGAAAAAGCACAAGTTGTCGGATTGACGCGGTTATAGAAGCAGGGGAGAGAACGAAAAACGCCAAGATGAAAAAATACTGGGCAGACGTAGAGTCCTACCTAAGAACAGGATATTGGAGACGCGACGAAGTAGTAGGGACTCGAAGAGCAGGTCGACTATGAAAGCAAGAATAGTTGATGACGGTTCACCCGATACCATAGTCGAGTACAACGGAACAAAAAGAAGATACAGCACAGAATATAGAAACTCCTTCGATTCAGAGAAAGAGTTTCTAGACAGTGTCTTTAACGATTTTTACGACGCAGAAGGTGAGCAGTTAGACATACTCTACGAAAAGATGGAAGGCGATGCAACAATATGCCCTGAGCAGAAATGCGGAGAGTGGTTTAGTTTTGATAGACCTGACGAAAAGAAGTACAACGCGGTAGAGTGTGACAAGTGTGGATGGTTTATGTTATTAACCAGGAAACTTCCTGAGATCCCACCGAACTTACACCGACGAATAGTAGTAGACGCGGAGACAATGTTTTAGACCGAAGCTTCCTTAGAGCTTTGTAAGCACGTACCCGTCCGTGTGGTCGAAGACGGGCCTATTAATTCCAATGCAGGGGAAATATGGATATAGAAATTAGAAAGAATGTACCGCTTCCAGACTCACGTGAGGGAGGATCGCTTCCTCCAGGACGCAAAAAGTCTAAATTACGAGTCGCTGTTGAACAATTAGAGGTTGGTGACTCGTTTGAAATGGGACCGTATACCAGCCGTAAAGTTGCGGAAAAAATGAGAGCAAAACTTATTCGATGTATGGTGCACCACAAGCGTCGCCCTAATTCGAAAGACGTCAGACACAAAAAATTAGCCACTCGGCTAAGACAAGATGAAGATAATGGCCAGTTTTATCTAGGGGCATGGAGAACTCGATGAAGAGAACAGAACAGGCGATTCGTGACTATATAGATCAGCATCAAGAGGAACTCAAACAACGAGTGATTAACATATTTATCGCAGAAATAGCAAACTCTGTGTTCTTTGCCGACCTACAAAACGTGACGATGCCCACATGGTCGCACAAAGTACGCGACGATATAGAAGATTTAGTAAAAGAAGTTTTAGACTTTGACGAGGACCCCACGGTCTCGGCTTAGTGCTTTACTCTCGGGTAGTCCCTAAGTAAAGTATAAACTGGCGCGGCCTACGGGCCGTAGATTGAAACAGAAAGGAGAAAGTAATGGAACGATTCCACGGAAGCGACTTCGAACACAGTGTTCTTCGACGTTATTACGAAGAAAAATGTGAGTTCTCGTCGATACACACAGGCTACATGATTAACTATCAGATAAGCTCTTACGAAACAGTGAGCAGTTACATTCGTAACGACTTCCGAGAAGAAGCGCAGCATATCATGGTAGGTATGCATCTCGAAGCTATGTTTCATAGCATTGTCGGACAGTACGACCCGTTAGAAAGATGTAAGTATTTATTAGATGACGAGAACTACGTCATTTCATTACTTGCTCGAATACGACATTTTGTTGACTGGCTTCACGAAAAGTGTTCAGAAGACCACATTTACCTAGAGAAGTATAAAACGCATGAGCAGGAAGTACTTGAAAAGCTCAAGCAGTTGTACATTTTTGATTTGATTTTCGAAGACCAGGATAAGAGTGTCTCTGACTATCGTGAAAATAACTACAGAGCAGGACCAGAATATGCCCAGTAGATACAAGATGCTACCGAACAGAAAAAAGCCTGAACCACCGTTCAGGCCACTGCAACGCAGTACACAACCTGATTGGCAGTTACGAGCCGACTACCCTTCGCGTGAGCCTACGACTCACGCTACAGGGAAAGTCGAATCACGACCGATTGCGAATGCGACGATTGCACCTGCGTACAACAAAGGTGCATATCAGGTTATTCCTGAGTCAGATGTCAAACATATAGGACGATAATATGGATATAAAAGAAGCATTACGGATTGTGATAGAACACGTAAGAGTTAACGGTGACGAGGATGTCGAAAAAGCAATCACCACGGTAGAGGATGCACTGAAACTTCTACCAGTAATTAGCCACGGTGAGGGACAGCCGTTCCACTACGTTGACGAATATGACGACGAATTACACCCCGAGTGGGTTCGACGTAAAACTCTACACTCTAACCAACAACAATAGAAGGAAAATGAAAATGGAAGAAGATCCTAACGGAAGATTTTTAGAACCAGTAGAACTGGAAAAATGCGTAATTTGTAAAGGTGGAATCGAGCCTCACCGCAACAAAGAGGGCAAGATTATTTGGACTCACGGGCACCATGCCTTTCCAGTAGCGGAAGGACAGTGTTGTGACGACTGTCATAACACTTATGTTCTACCGAAAAGGTACGGTGATTCCAAAGCTCGATTTAAAGAGATACTAGTGTCACCTGATGCTCTTGTTATAGACTCAGACACATTGTAAAGAAGGATCGATGCATCATTGAAGCTGGCGAGTAGTAGCGTCTGTTGGGGATTCCTGCGGTTTATTCATAGCCGTTCTCACCACCTGACCACCGCAGTATGTTGGTCAAGGAGAAAAAGGAGCGATGAGGTGCGTCTGCATCGGGGAGTAGTTTTTGCGTTGCGTTTACTACTCTTGAATTTGACGTGAATCGCTCCGACTACTACACTAGAAACCAGTTCTACTCGATAACTAAAGAGGTGAAGATGAGTAGCGAAGAGATAAATAAACAGATCGAAGAGTTCCTCAAGAAGGGGGGATCGATCGAAACAGTTCCCGCAGGAGCCAGTGCAGACAGGCCGCTGAGCGAGAAGAAAAAGTTATTTGGATTGTCTAGCAGACGACCAGGATTCGACAAGGAACGACTGATATTAACACCGAAAGAATAATAACTACAGGTACTCATAATACAGCTGTTGGGATTGCTACTAGAGCGTTGTGACCGACCGCCATATTATCGCGAAGGGTCGTTATGTCGCCGCGTGCTTTTAGTGCTTTACCCTCGGGTGGTCGCGGGTTACGCTAAACGTAGCCCCGCGCCTACGGGTGCGGATTGTTAGAAAGATAGAAAGGAAGAATGAATGAAAGAAAAGATACATTTAGTAGGAAAAGAGTTTGTTGACCATATAGTGGACGACAAATTCTGGATTTTAGAAGACCCCGAGTCTTGGCCTTGTTTAGAAACACCGAGGTTGTCAGAGGTAGCGAGACTTAATAGCGCAGAACTAGGACAGGAACCAGAAGAGTTCGTAATAGACCTAGCCAACCATCCACAGATAACAGAAGTAGACCACTACAATTTCGGATGTATTGAGGTAGTCACTTTTAGATGGAACGACCCGCGAGATGGAGAGCTGTATTTTCCTGGAAAATACTATAAGTTCGATATCTGGAGGGGGCCAGCGACTAACTACGAAGCGAAACGCTGGACTGACCAAGACTACTCAGGATAGAGAGGAAAAATATGACAAAAATGAACGAAAAGGCCGAGTGGGTAACACTCGGCCAATTAGTCAACCACTACGATGGGCTTAGTGAAAGTCTTGTTGACAAGATACAAGACATTTTTTACGCCCAGCTGCCCACGAAAGAGGAGCGTAACCAAATGTTTGTAAGTAACTTTTGGGACAAGTTCAGCGAAGAACAACAATCGATGATCAACAAAGCTCTCGACAACCAGTGGGAACCACATTTCGGATACGAGAATCTTGAAAATTAAACAGAAAGGAGAAAGCAATGGATGAAGAACTAAGAGATATAGTGGATTACAACCACTTGTTCAAACTAGCCGAAGAACGGTTTTACAACAAGATCAAAGACCCCGAGGAGATGTTCGAGTCTTGGGCCCAGTACAACACTAAGATTGACCACCTTGGAGGAGCCTTGTTGATTCATATGGATCGCGGGTTTTTAGGGTTGACGGAGCACACCTACTGGGTACTGTTGGAAAACGGAGAAAGCCACTCAGTCGATAAAGACTGTTACGAGCACCTAAACGATATGCTGAGAGGGTGTTATTCAGAATCACCCTTCAGGGAGAAAGAACATGCCTAGACAGGTTATAGATGCGCAGGAAATATATTGGGAGTGGGAAGAAGCGTTCGATAAGTTCGGATTCGATGACGGTAATGGTTGGAACGGAACCGATATCGTTGCCGACTTTATTCAGATCTTCGGATACGAAACTAAACGACAGCAGTGGGGACTTCATAATTATTTCATCACAGATCTGATGGTACGCTGTGGACCGATACAGATATCAATCATTCCAGAAAAAGTCGAGGTCGGGTACGACAACCCACGAGACTGGCTTCCACGAAGATTGATCGAAGATTTGGAGATGAAGTTCAATGGATAAAAGACAAGGATCGCCTTACGATCGAGGAGCCGCCGATGCGTATTACCATCGACCCCCCGATCCTCACTATTACAAACTAGGCCGCGCCTCGCAACGAGTCGACAAGGAAGATATGAGCGACGAACAGAGAGCTGAGTATCTTCTAGGACATTACGAAGAGCACGACCGCAAAGACTTTGGAGAATTTAACAATGAATAATTTACAAAAATACGTCTGGTATGTACAGCCAGTAATACAAGCGATACGTGAACACCACAATGAATTTTGCAACCTTCAATACCTACATATCGATCCTGAAGATTTGTTTGCCGAAGGAGGTTTAATAGAGTTTCGGGATCATCCGACCAAATACCTTCCTGGACATTTCGACGGTGAGTTACCTGTCATTCATGCCAGCTGGGGTGAAGAATCTGGTTCGAGTTTATTATTAGAAATATCCCCTGAACATCGTGAAAGACTAAGTCCAGAGGTAGTTGATGTACTCGAGTGGCCAAGGACGAAATTGGGAAAGTGGGCAAAGACTGCGAAGAAAACAATATATGTGCCACTAGACCATGAATATTATTTAAGTGGTTCTGGATTTGTCCCCCCGACTATCCCCTCGACCGAGGTTGAAGATTGGGAGGGTATTGGTCACGGCTTAGATTTTCTGTCTCACCGTTTAGGTTTGAATTACCTAACAGTTCACGCAGGGATTTGCGACTTAGAAGCAATATTAGATTAACAGGGAGATAAACAGATGTACTACATAAGTCAAAAAGACTCAAAAAACGGATATTATTTAGGAGTGAAAAGACTCCGAGATTATGTGGCCAAGGACGGAGTTGAGTATTACGTTCGGAAAAATAAGAAGCCTTTAGATTTCGCGGATGTTGTTCCTATCTACATTGGCAAAGACGGGAAACTTAAAAAGACCGACAGTCTTGCAACGATGTGGTTTTAAAATCGCACAAAAAAGCCCGCTCAGTGGCGGGCTAATCTCGATTAGTGGCTGGCTACCAGTCTTCCATTGAGTCTCCGCTCCACTCTCGGAGTGGAGTCTCGAAGTACCTTTTCCATCCAGGCGATCGTGCTTTCAGCTTTTCTATTCGCTCCTCGCACTCATCACACTCTAGTCGCTGACCTTCTGGACCAGTTCCACCGCATCGAACGCTCACGTTAATCACTTCGTCCGGATTACTCAAGCGTCTCACTGGGTAGTTGATTTCGTTGTTGCACTCATACATTTGCAAGTGCCTCCTTCTCAGCTTCTAGTGCAGCACGTCTCTTGGCTGCGCGTCGCTTTCTTAGAAGTTCCATGCCAACCGTTTTTCGGAAAGCATTCTCGTTTCGCTTCTGTCTTTTCTTACTCATCTTTCTTCCTTTCTATTGTTTAAGAATCTGGTCTCTGATTTCTATTACTTTTTCCACTTCTGCGGGGTCTGACCAGTTTGGACCCCCTGTGTGTTTCCGACACCATTTGATATACTGTTTGTCTGTCATCTCCTCCTTTCTACTGTTTAGTAGCTTTGTTTTGTTTTCGACATATTGTCGCCCTTCTCTAAATCTAACTTGTGCAAACCCTCCTGTCTCTGAGAGTTCTGCTAAATCTCTAATTAACCCCTCTTCTCCTACTTTCCGATAACGTATGTCGTAATGTGCTGTTTGATATGGAGGAACAATTCCGTTGTAATCAGGGCCGAGTTCCTTGCTAAATTTTCCATATTTTCGGTTAATAAGTGCTTGCCTGAGCCACATTCTCTCTGACCCCCACTCTCCTTCCCCGTAATGAGGTCCTGGTTTAAATGGACCTATCTCATAAACCTCTCCCAATTTCAAAGCGTCTATTGCTTTCATATGTTCGAGTTTTCTTTCTTGTGATCTTTTCATTTCAAATCCTTTAAGTGCCCCCCGTAGGGGGCGGGGTAAGTTAAATAATCTTAACTAGGTATGCGTGACAGTGGCTGTCGTAGATTATTCCCGTCATTCGGGTACTACCCGTATCAGGGTCACTCCACATAACAATCTGCCACTCTCCTGGCTCACCGTCTTCGGATTCAAACCACTGGGTGACTGTTACCGTTTCAGTGGGAGGTATCATTTCATATAGTGGCTTAAAGCCCCTTTCAGCCAGTTCAATGGCGTGGCCCCAATGATCTATTCTAGTGCTCCCAGTAATCTCATCAGTAGGCACGTCAGTGGGATAGTCTAATTCTATCAACTTTAACGACATAGTCTCTGGGCGAAGTGGGCTCATTCCGTCAATCGTATTTTCGGGGTTAGCCAAAATATCAATCAATTCCCTACTAAACGTAGCAGTCGTAGTAGGTCTTTCGGAAAATACTTCCATGGTTATATCTTTCAAATCCATCTTTCTACCTTTCTATCTTTCTAAGAATCCCGCCCGTAAAAAAGGCGGGGCCGGTTATAGTATAAGTTACCATAATAACCATAGTAAAGGACTAAAAAGGTATTAGAAAGGAGCGGTTATTAGTCTATTTGAAAATAAAACTTTTTTTATTTTTTTCAGCAGAATTGACTAATAGAGTAATAGAAGTAATAGAATCGAGCTTAAAGTCTCGAGAACAGTGGATCTTGGTGAGTGACTAAAGTAATAGAAAAACTATTAGTTATTACAAATGAAACAGAGAATAAGTAAGAGAGGGCGTGAGCGAAACATTTCGTTTTTTATATTTTATTTTCATTCTAATATATAGTTCACACATCGAAACACCTCGGAATTGCTGAATGAAACACCTACAGTACACTCCCATGACACCTGCTGATGACGGCAATGGGTTCATCGACCCTGACGGTAAGAAGTGGCAACCGTTAAATCCAAAGCAGAAGAAGTTTGCTCGAGAGTATTTAAAAGGACAGAACGCCACAGAAGCAGCGGTGAAAGCGGGTTACACGAAGAATCGGAACGCAGCAAAGAGGCAAGGCAGCGTATTACTGAATCACAACCCCTTACTCAGAAATTACCTGATAGACCAGGAAATAAAGGAGGCAGAGAGAGATAGAGTTTCTATGGAGGGACACCTCTCCGCACTCCATGATTTGAGGGAGGAGGCGAGGGGGCAGGGCCAAATCAACGCGGCAATCACAGCCGAGATCCACCGAGGGAAGGTCGGGGGGCTTTACATCGATCGACGCGAGGTCTTGACCGCACAGATCGACGCACTGAGCAAGGACCAGATCCTGGATCGACTGACGCAACTTATCACCAAACGAGTTCCTCAAACGATCGAGGGAGAGATCACTAATCGACTCGGCTCGATCGAGACAGAAAGACAGACGGAGCGATAGCCGCGCCACCCTCCCACCCACCCTTTTACTCGAAAGATCGATCGACTCGACTCGACTAACAGAGGCACGCACGCTGCGGGCGACCCACCCACCCACCACATTTCTAGAGACACGGACTGACCGACCGAGAGACGGACTGACCGACCGAGAGACGGACTGACCGATCGATCGATCGACTGAGCGAGCGACCGAGCGACTGAGCGAGCGACCGAGCGACAGGACTGACGGATAGACGGACGGGACCGACTAGCGGCGGGCGGCGGCGGGCCGGTAGGTTTTTTAATAGGCATAAAAAAAGGCCGGCTAGTTAGCCGGCCTAGTTAGCTAGTTAGTTAGCTATTTAGTTACCTTGAAGAAAGCAATCTTTTGCTCTTTTATAGGTAGGTTGTTAGCGGCTAACCATTTTTTAGTTTGCTTTGTTAGATCCCAAGGCACTAGCCCTAGTAACTGACCGCCCCAATTATGAATCATCCTATCATTATCTCTAGATACATCCGATTCAGTTTTAGTAGGGTAGTTGATTAGATGAGTATCACAAACATCGTTAGTATCAAAGTTTTCAACTTCACCTTGATTCTTAAACTCAAAAGGCTTGCCGTCATTTAGGCCTGACATGATAGCCTTAGTCAATGCGTCAATCATAGAAATATGAAAACGCTTAGAAACTACAGTTGATTTAAATGAGTTAATCAAAGCAATATTTTCTATTACTACTTCTACCTTACCTATCCAAGGGGCGGCGGTCATAGTCTCACTAACCGCTGGCTTAGTGTCTAGCATACCTTGTAATAAAGCACCTAGCTCTGCCGCTTTTTTGTCAGTGTCCGCTTGGTTAGCGGCTTGCTGATCCGCTGCTGTTAGTTGTTGTTTTAGATCCGGTTTAGTCATAAATGACTCCTTAGTTGTTTAGTAAAGTAAGCTAGTTAACTAGCCTACCTAACTAGTATAACTAATTAGCTAGTAAAAAGTAAAGCGATAACCTAACTAATTTAACTAAAGGGGGGTATACCCCAAGCGGCCCTGCGGCCCTACCCACCCACCACGACCCCCTTGTTCCTGTCTCTTTTTTCGCTGTACTTTCGCTACAGGTTCCCTACTCAAAAATTTTTCGCAATGTGTATTGGGACTCCGGCCTTGAAAATTTTCGCCAAATTTTTTTTAGGCTGTTGCGTGGTATGCTATCTGGGAGTTACGATTGGCCCACTATGATAATCGAATCAGTCGCCGCTGCTGGCGCAATTCTATCCACGATCTCCACCGCCATTAATAAACTAAACGAAGTTGGCGACGGAGCTTCAAAAGCCGTTGAGTTAATGCAAGGGTTCTCTGACGCCTTGGATTCGTTTGAGCGCGAGAAGAAAGATTCGGTTATCAACAACCTCAGCTCACAGGAGCTTTTAAAATTGGAATCGATAAAACACAGACGTGATCAGTGGGAGAAGTCACTGCATGATATGTTAGTGATTCACGATCCGGCATTGCTACAACGCTGGGACGAAGCTAAAGCAAGACAGAAAGCGAATCACAAACGACAGATGGAAGCTATCAAGGCAAGAGCCGCTGCCCGAAAGAAAATGATTCGTCAGATTTGGATAATTATGGGAGTAACAGCAATAGGGTTACTTTGTGCATTTATATTAATTGGAGGGGTCATACTGATCTTTAAATAATGGACGTAGGAGCAATTACACCAGCTAACCAAATAGCGTGGCGGCAGGTAGCCGAAGAGCGGTATCAGAAGTTGATGGAAAACACCCAGCGCGAGGAAAGGCGACAAGCGGTGCAAAATCTGCAGTCAAAGTTGTATATCGCCAAGAACGGTAAAGTAGAAGTACAGATTGCCAATACCAGACAGAATATTGACCTACTAGCGTAGTTAAATTTTTCCAGTTACGATTCGCACATGGCTGAGAAGAAGAAAAAAGATTCACGGCTTGAAAGAGCTGGAGTCAGCGGTTACAACAAACCGAAGCGCACACCTAACCATCCTAAAAAATCGCATATTGTTGTAGCGAAAGAGGGTGATAAAATTAAAACCATTCGTTTTGGGCAGCAGGGTGTAAAAACTGCGGGTAAGCCTAAGAAAGGTGAGTCAGCAAAACAGAAGGCGCGGCGTAAGAGTTTCAAAGCTCGCCATGGAAAAAACATAAAGAAAGGAAAAATGTCAGCGGCTTATTGGGCTAACAAGGTGAAATGGTAATGGCTAATAGTTATGATCAGATGAAAATGCAATCAGACTATGCTGATGAAGAAAGTATGGGGGCTGGTGGATTATATAGTCTTCTTCGCGCAGGTGGTGAATATTTGGTTGGGGGAGAAGCTATGGATTTGCTCCCTGAAATTTCAAGAGCATTCGATGAAAGTGCTGCAATGGAACGTGCTGTTCGTAGAGGGCCGTCCGAACAAGGTGACGCATTAACTATGCGTATAGAAGAAATTAGAGCACAACCGTTAGACGAAGGAATGGCTTATAACATAAGTCAAGCTCAAGGATTAGAATCTTTGTTGAGTCCTGAACTAGCCATGGTTGTTGGCGCAACTGGTCCTGGAAAGAAAGGCGAGGGTATTCAGTCGTTTATAGAACTTCTGAAAAGCATGAATATGAAACCTAATCAAAGTATCCTGGATGAAGCCAAAAAGTTAAAAGATCTTTCAGATGACTATTTGAGAGATTTAGGAAAGAAAAACACTGAGAGGGATATAGAACAAACGCGATATCAACAGGGAACGGTTCCTGATGATACACGGTATCCTGAAGGACATCCGTTTAGAGATTGGAATAAATCTAAAACCCAGCTTGACAGGGAACGTAAAGCACGACAAGAAAATACGGGAGAGGGTTTTTTTAGTGATTTAGAAGATCAGCAAAAAGATATGCCACCGATACTAGGAGGTAGCAAAAAGACTGATCCGACTATGCGGTATGCGTCACGTCAAGAAAGACGCGCTGCGTTAGGTGAAGAAGGAATGGGGAGGATACGAGCCTTACTAGATCAGCGTCGAAGTAAGATGGCGCAGTTATTTGGACCTGAGAGAGATAAAGGATTAGGTTTTAAAAAAGAACAGCAGATCTTAGATGAGATTAGAGAGTTAGAAAGAAAACTTGATCCGTTTTATTCTTCATCCGAGTTAAAAGATATGGATTACTTTGCTGAAGGCGGTGCTGTTCGTAGAGGTGACGGGGGAGGACTCTATGCAAATATACACGCGAAGCGTAAACGTATAGCAGCAGGTTCTGGTGAGCGGATGCGAAAGAAAGGTGAGAAAGGTGCGCCGACCGCTGAGAATTTTAAGCAAGCCGCGAAGACTGCAAAACGCGGAACAGGTGGTCTTGCATATAAGAAAGGGTATTACGGTAAGAGCTATAAATGAGCGAGCTTACAATGGAAATGATAAATGAGCAGATTGAAAATGCTCCTCTTTCCAAGGAAGAAGCTAGAAAACAGTTTATAGAAAAAACTGCTTCGTTAGATTTAAAACACGCATTTACATTTGATGAAGCGTGGGATTTTTTAGAGTATAAAAAGAAACAAACTGAATTCAGAGAAAAAATTACAAGATTTGAAGAGGCAGTAAATCAACACCCAGAATCTAGTAAAGATGAAGATCATAAAATCAACCCGTTAAAACACAGTTTCGCAGACGGACAGTATATTCGAGAAATTTTTAATCCCGCAGGGTTGTTTATCGTCACAAAGATTCATAATAAAACGCATCCTTTTTTCTTGATGGAAGGAGAGATGTCGATTATTACTGAAGAGGGAGTTAACTATATAAAAGCTCCGTATCACGGTATTACCGAAGTAGGAACTAAACGAATAATTTTTACACACACCCCATGTAGATTTATAACGGTTCATGCAACAGAAAAGCTGGATATTTCTGAAATAGAAAATGAAATAATTGCTAAGTCGTTTGATGAAATAATTCCTTCCCTTCCTAATACAACTCAGATTGATCGTTTAATAGATCAAATACAGGAGAAAACAAAATGTCGTTAGTAGGAGCTATAATCGCCTCCACTGTTATTACTGCAGCGGCGACCTCAGCATACGGAGCAAAACAAGGCCGTAAACGAGCAAAAGAACAAAGAGAAGCCCAAGGGCTTCGTGATTTAATTGAAGGCGCAGCCCCTAATATTTCTCAAGTTGAAGAAATTATGGCAGAAGACATAGGTAGAGAGAACGAAGCTATTCTTGAAGACGCATTGAGTCAAATGGATTATCAAACTCAGCAAGCGCAAGAGGGGGCTGATTTTGCAGCAGAAACCCAAATGGATGAAAGACTTCAACAACTAATTCAACAAGGACTTCCTCCTGAGTTTCTAGAACAACAAGGAGCCGCAGCTATGGCTCGTGGTGGTCCTATAGGAACTCCGAACGACACTTACTATTTTGACGTAGGCAACATCATGAACATGATGACCGATGCTAATCCCCAGATTCAAGGAGTGGGAATGCAATTAGCTGAACAGATGACAGCTAATCCTGGAATGTCTATGGTTCCTGCAACGCGAGACCAGATTCAAGGTATGGCTTACGGAGGTCAAGTAGAACCAAGAAAGCTCGCCTATGGAGATGTAGTAGAAAGTGACGGTAACGGGCTTGGACTTGAGGAGATATTAAGACAGATACTTCCAGCTGACAAAGATCGCATGGTTGTAGATAAATATAGTCCTGAAGGAGAGTTACTTGGGAAGTCAATTACTTATTCTAGTTCCGAAAAAGGAGATCCGTTAGTTAGCGATGCAAGAAAATCAGCTGATTTTTATCAGGAAATAATGAACCTTCCTCGAGAACAAAAAGCGCAACCCCTCACTGGTGTAGGTAAGATGGGAACACTGTCTTCAGCAGGACGTAGACTAGAAGCGATAAAAGACAGTTATCGAAAACAAGCTGAAATTAAAGCGAGAGAAGAAGGCTCAGCTCCCATGGGCAAAGAACTTAGTGATGCTGATTTAAGACGCTTTCTACCTACTCGTTCTCAGTGAGTGATCCATTAGACCAGTTGCGAAATGTTGATCTTTCGCATCTGTCAAAACAAGAAGCTAAAGAGTTTACCCTTCTTCTTGAAGAACTAGATTTACGCGATAAACGAGATTCTTCCGCAGCGACCTTCTATGATTTTGTATTAAATATCTGGCCTGAGTTTATTGCGGGGTCTCACCATAAGAAAATGGCCGAGGCTTTCGACAAGATTGCAAACGGTGAATCAAAAAGACTAATTATTAATATGCCGCCCAGACATACTAAGTCTGAGTTTGCGTCATATCTGTTTCCTGCCTACTTGTTAGGCAAACGTCCTAAGTTAAAAATCATTGAAGCAACACACACCGCTGACCTTGCAATAAATTTCGGTAGACGTGTGCGTGATTTAATTGAAAGCGATGATTATGGAGAAATTTTTCCCAGTACACAGCTAAAGGCTGACTCACGAAGTGCTGGTAAATGGCTGACTTCTCAGGGGGGAGAGTACTATGCCTCTGGTATTGGAGGTGCTCTCGCAGGGAGAGGTGCGGATTTGTTTATTATTGACGATCCGCACTCTGAACAAGACGCGTTTTCCGACAAAGCGTTAGACGAAGCGTACGAATGGTATCAAACTGGGCCGCGTCAGCGTCTACAACCAGGAGGTGCCATCGTTATAGTGATGACTCGTTGGTCTAAAAAAGACTTAACGGGTAAGTTAATCAAACGAATGACGCAGGAAAAAGGGGGCGATGAGTGGGAGTTAATAGAATTTCCTGCAATTTTACCGTCAGGCACACCGTTATGGCCAGAATTTTGGAAACTAGAGGAACTTCAAGCAACGAAATCTTCGATACCTCCGTCTAAATGGGCAGCTCAGTACATGCAGCGGCCAACTGGTGAGGGTATTTCCATCATTCCGAAAGAATGGATTAAACATTGGCCTGAAGACAACCCTCCATCTTGCGAATATTTAATACAAAGTTACGATACAGCGTTTCTAAAGTCCGAACGTGCTGACTATACTGCAATAACAACGTGGGGAGTTTTTCATCCAGAAGGAAAAATTGGGGATGAGCTGTATAATGGAGCTGATGCACACCTGATTCTGCTAGATTGTGTTAAAGAACGACTAGACTTTCCCGAACTCAAGCGTGAAGCGATGCGTTTATACGAACATTGGGACCCTGATTCTGTAATAATTGAGACTAAAGCGTCAGGTATCCCGCTAACGCAGGAATTACGGCGACAAGGAATACCCATTAACACGTTTTCCCCTAGCAAAGGACAAGATAAGATTGCAAGACTCAACACGGTAAGTGCAATTTTCCAAGAAGGACGTGTTTGGTTGCCTGAAACGTCTTGGGCACAAGAGTTAATGGACGAAATTGTTGATTTTCCTAACGGAGAGAACGACGATTGCGTAGATGCGACAACTTTAGCGTTAATGCGCTTTAGAAATGGTGGATTTTTGCGTTTAGAAACCGATTATCAAGACGAAGAAGATTATTACCCAAAAGTCCGTGCATATTATTGATTTACTGAGTTAAAAAAGAAGAGTATGGTGGCGAATTATGGCAGAAATACAAGTTCCACAAGATCTTGAAGGGGAGGAAGAGCTAGAAATCCTTTTTGACGAGGATGACAATGTTCTTTACCCTGAAGCACTGCAAGCTGAGGGTGAAATGCCTTTCGGTGAGAATATGGCTGAGTATCTTGAAGATAGTACTCTAGGACAAATCTCTTCACAACTTACTACTTCTTATGAAGACGACCTGTCTTCACGACAAGATTGGTACGAAACCTTTAAAAACGGTCTTGACCTGTTAGGGATTGATAGCGAGGCTCGTAGTGAGCCGTTTGAAGGTGCAAGCGGGGTGTATCACCCGTTATTGGCTGAAGCGACCACGCATTTCCAAGCACAGGCATACAAAGAACTTTTACCAGCTAATGGACCTGTAGATACAAAAGTTATGGGAGCGACTAGCGATCCTAAACTGATGCAGGCTAACCGTGTAAAAGATTTCATGAATTATCAGCTAATGTATAAGATGGAAGAATACGATCCAGAAATGGATCAAATGTTATTTTTCCTTCCGTTAGCAGGATCTGCATTTAAAAAATGTTATTACGATCCTTCGATGGGACGAGTCGTTTCCCGTTTTGTAAAAGCCGAAGATTTAGTTGTTCCTTACACAACCACAGATTTACACACCACTCCTCGAATTACGCACGTTATTAAAATGACTGAAAACGATATGCGTAAGCTACAGCTTAGTGGTTTTTATCGTGACGTAGGTATGACTCCTCCTGGATACGTTACAGATGAAAATGTTATACAGGAGAAGATTGACGAATTAGATGGAATTTCTAAAACAGGTTCTTCTGAAGAATATACGTTATTAGAATGTCATGTAGAACTAGACATAGAAGGTTTTGAACATACAGACGCAGACGGTGAGACTACTGGGTTAGCGTTACCGTATATTGTAACAATTTGCCAAGACAACAGTGAAATTTTGTCTATTAGACAGAACTACGACGAAGTCGACCCTATGCGTAAAAAGATTGAATACTTTACGCATTATAAATTCCTTCCTGGATTAGGATTTTATGGCTTTGGGTTAATTCATATGATTGGTGGTGTAACTAAATCTGCTACAGCAATATTAAGACAGCTGATTGATGCAGGCACACTTGCTAATCTACCAGCTGGTTTCAAATCACGCGGATTGAACATACAGCGTTCAGATGACCCATTACAACCAGGAGAGTGGCGTGACGTTGACGCTCCTGGAGGCACTATTCGCGATTCTTTCTTACCGTTGCCGTATAAAGAACCTAGTGCAACTTTGGCCCAGCTGCTGGGGTTATTAGTTGAATCTGGACAACGGTTTGCGGCAGTAATGGATCAGCAGACTGGAGACGGCAATAGTCAAGCTCCTGTAGGCACTACTGTCGCCCTTTTAGAAAAAGGCCAGAAGGTCATTTCTTCGATACATAAACGGCTACATTATGCACAAAAGAATGAATTTAAAATTCTAAAGCGATTATTCGGAGAGTATCTACCCCCCGAATATCCGTACCAAGTACAAGGGGCACAACAGACTGTTTTTGCTCAGGACTTCAATAACAGTGTAGATATTGTTCCTGTTTGCGACCCTAACATTTTTAGTACTACGCAACGAATTATCCTAGCGCAGACGCAACTACAGATGGCGCAAAGCGCACCACAGATTCACAATATGAAAGAAGCCTTCCGCAAGATGTATCTTGCGTTAAATATTAAAGATATTGACGATGTGCTTCTTCCTGAGTTTGACCCAACGCCTAAAGATCCTGTTCAGGAAAACATGGACGCATTAATGAATGTTCCATTGAAAGCGTTTCCTCAACAAAATCATGATGCACACATTCAAGCGCACATGGCGTTTATGCAAAGTCCACAGATACAACAGAACCCGCAAGCAATGTCAGCGTTACAAGCACATATCCAAGAGCACATCGCATTGAAGTACAGAGTGCAAATGGAACAGATTCTGGCACAGCAAGGTATTCAGTTACCACAACCAGGACCAGATGGTCAAATGCCACAGCTTCCACCTGAAATGGAAAGTCAGATTGCGGTAGCGGCTGCTCAAGCTACACAACAAATAACAGGTCAAGAACAAGCACTAGCGCAAGCGATGGCTGCACAACAACAAGATCCGCAAAGACAAATGTTCGAAGAACAAATGGAACTTGAGTTTGAGAAAATTAATCAGCGTGATAGAGATTCTGAACGTAAGGTTCAGCTTGAAAGGGAGAAACTCGAATCACAAGAACAGCAGACAGACATAAAAGTAGCGGCTACGTTACAAGAAGCTGAAATGCAAAACGAGCGAGATATGGACTCTAACTTAACTGAGATTGCGAAGGTTGTTCGTGAATCCAGAGAACAGGAATAGGTGGCTTATTTATTAAGCAACATACCTCATTTTAACGCATGGATCCGAAAAGAATTTACATACAATCACATAGACTATCACGGGGAGTATTTACACGCGGTTGTTTTTGCGGTAAACACCATTCCAGACAGGTGTCTATCTTTTCAAGTAGTCTTTACGGGGTTTGAGCTTGACGCAGAAGAAGATGCAGAAAATATACACGGTGGCGCGATGTGGGCTAGGATGCCTATAACTGCGCTTGTTGCAGATTCCGTTTTAACGGAGATGCCTGAAGCTATGCCTACGCATTTAGCTCAGCCGTGGGATTGTAGTTCTCATGAACACGCAGTAATCAAAATGGATCGTGTTTCCTCTAGTCCTTGGCTCTGTAAGATAGATAATGAATTCCACACTGGACGTTATTTATTTACCGTTGACTACACTGGAAATGATATAGCAGATGATCCAGCACAACATAAACAAAGTCATGTGTTAGAACTAACGGATGCTGGTAAATGGACAGGTAATATTGTTGCACTTCCTAACAACCGTGTAAGAGCGACTAACCCAGCACTCTGGGAGACAGGATCAGGCGCACCTGATTTTTATCCTAGTCAGCACTTACACAGTGCAGAAATTCATGACAGCTATATGGATCCAAAAGTAACTTTCAATAATTTGTACTCAGAAGGAGACAAGAATGAAGGGTAGAAAGAAAATGCCTAAGATGATGAAAAAAGCTGGTGCTCGCAAAATGAAGCGAGGAGGCGCGGCTAAGAAAATGAAACGAGGAGGTAAAGCTAAATGAAGCGATATAACCGAGAGTATCCTTCGCCTAGTTCACAACCTGCTGGTGTAAAAATAGAGCCAATGACTGCTTCTTCAGAAGGATTTGCAACTCCGACTGAGCTCAAGCAAAAAACTATCGACATTCCTGGGAAAAGTGTAAAAACTAAAGGAACAGGAGCGGCGACTAAAGGTTTAGATTTCATTAGTTATGTTAACTAATGGATTTTATAAAGACTTCGGAGCATTTGCTCCGCAAATTACGAGAGCGTCAACACGACCTTTCGCAATCACTCGCTTCGGGGAGTGCAAACGACTATGTTCAGTACCAACGAATAGTTGGGGAAATTTCAGGGTTAAATTTCGCTGAACAAGAAATAACTACCCTGCTTGGAAATATGGAAGATATAGATGACGACTAACAAAAAAGTAGAGGATAGAGTTTTAAATTTTGGGTCTGATACGTCTGAAGAACCGAAACCTACTCTAACGCATGAGAACGTAGATTCTCATTCAGATAAATTACCTAACCCAACTGGGTATAGGATTCTTATCCTACCGTTTACTCCTCCAGAGAAAACAAAAGGCGGCATTATGTTAGCTAAACAAACTCTTGATAAAGAGCGGATAGCTACCATAGTTGGGCTTGTTGTACGACTAGGCCCAGATGCTTATTCCGACAAAGAAAAATTTCCAGAAGGCCCATGGTGTAAAGAGGGCGACTGGGTAATTTTCGGTCGCTATGCGGGAGCTAGATTTAACATCGAAGGTGGAGATATGCGTCTCCTTAACGATGATGAAATTTTAGCCACTGTTAACAACCCAGAAGATATTCTGCAATAAGGACATTAAAATGGCTGAATCACAAGAAATTGAATTAGAACTTCCTGAGGAAGAAGTAGATATACATGAAGCGGATGTAATTCAAGAACGCGCTCAAGATGTAGATTTTTCTAATGAAGAATCAGTGTCTAACGAAGACGAAGTTAATGAATACAGCGATGGTGTAAAAAAGCGTATTGATAAATTAACTTATCGTATGCGCGAAGCTGAACGTCAACGTGATGAAGCAGCTCAATATGCTAAAAAAATAGCAGAACAAAATGCTCAGCTTCAAACTAAACTTCAGTCTTCTGATTCCACCTTAGTTAACGAATATGCTACTCGTGTAGAGAGTCAAAAAGAACAGGCACGAAAAGCGTTGAAAGAAGCTCAAGAGTTAGGTGATGCTGAAGCTATTGCATTAGCTACAGAGGCAGTTGCTAAAACTTCTTTAGAAGAGCAAAATGCTCAACGACTGAAACAAAGACAACAGAGACCAGCAGCTCAACAACCTCAACAGGAGGTTCAACAACCTCAACAGCAAAACTTACAAGCTGCTCCTGTTGACCCTAGAGCTGAACAATGGGCAGAAGAAAACCCTTGGTTTGGTGAAAATGAGGGAATGACCTACGCAGCAATGGGCATTCATCAAAAATTATTAAAGGAAGGAGTTCCTCCAAATACGAAACATTATTATGAAAGAGTTAATAATGAAATTAGAGAACTTTTTCCGCAACAGTTCGCCGATGAGACGAAAAACGTGAAATCCCCTGTAGCAGGAGCCAGCCGTGGTGTTGGTTCTGCAAAGAAAGGCTCACGCAGTGTGAAACTCACTCCATCACAAATGGCTATTGCCAAACGTATAGGAGTGCCTTATGAAGAATATGCAAAATATGTATAAAGGAGATGACAAATGACAGATCGAACCTCCAGATCTGCTGATACACGAGCAAAAAAAGCTCGCAAAAAGAAATGGCAACCACCTTCAATGTTGGACGCCCCAGAAGCACCTGAAGGATTTAAACACAGGTGGATACGTGCAGAAGTCAGAGGACACGATGACAAAGCGAATATGTCTAAGCGTATTCGTGAAGGATTCGAACCAGTAAGAGCGGAAGATCATCCAGATTTTGATGCTCCTACAGTGGACGATGGAAAGCACGCGGGTATAATTGGAGTAGGTGGCTTAGTTCTTGCAAAAGTTCCAGAAGAAACCGTAGAAGAAAGAACCGATTACTTTGCACAAAGAAGTCGGGAACAACTTCAGGGAGTAGACAATGATCTTTTGCGGGATAGTGATCCTAGAATGCCTATAAGTAAAAGAGACATTCAAAGGAACTCTAAGGTTGAATTTGGCAGTCGGAACTCAGGTTCTGATTAATTTATCACTCTAATATGAGGGTTTAATAATGGCTAATACGGATGCACCTAATGGGTTCACTCCTGTAAAGTCCCTGTACGGGGGCACGGTTAGACCCAAGAAAATGCGTATTGCAAGTGCATACGGAACTGCTATTTATAGCGGTGATGTTGTCACACTTTCTTCGGGCTATGTTAATCAGGCGGGAGCAACTTCAACTCCTGTTGGCGTGTTTTACGGTGTGTATTACACGGCTACAGATGGGACTCCTACGTTTTCTAAATCGTGGACTGCAAGCACAGCTACACTTGGCAGCGCAGATGCGGAAGCATATGTGTATGCTGATCCTGGCATTGTGTTTGAAGCACAGTTCACAGCAGGAACTCCTGCGGTAAGTTTTATCGGCAATAAGTACACTTTGAGTACTACTGCTGGTAGCTCTACTAACGGTCGTTCTAAAGAGGGTGTAACAGCCACTACTTCTAGTGGTGTTGCTTTATGTGTCGGTTTTGTAGATTCTCCTAGCAATAGCATCGGTGCTTATGCTCGGGCGTACTTTACATTCCCAACTAACACCTTCGCAGTTTAAGGAGAGTAATTAATGGCTATTAATAGAGCACAACTCGTTAAAGAGCTTGTTCCTGGCCTTCATGCTCTCTTTGGACTAGAGTATGATCGTTATCCGAATGAGCACGAAGAGATTTTCGACACAGAAAACTCTGAAAGAGCTTACGAGGAAGAAGTCATGCTAACTGGCTTTGGAGAAGCACCGGTCAAGAGCGAAGGCTCTGCGGTGAACTACGACACTGCACAGGAAGCATGGACAGCACGTTATACACACGACACGGTCGCTTTGGCCTTCAGCTTGACTGAAGAAGCCATCGAGGACAACTTGTATGACACTCTGTCTTCTCGTTACACACGCGCACTAGCACGTTCCATGATGACCACTAAGCAGATTAAAGCAGCTAACGTATTGAACAATGCGTTTAGTTCTTCTTATACTGGTGGTGATGGAAAAGAGCTTTGTGCAACTGACCACCCAACCGTTGGAAATGAAGATCAGAAAAATGAGCTGTCTACTGCAGCTGATTTGAATGAAACTTCATTGGAGCAAGCGTTGATTGATATTGCTGCGTTCGAAGACGAGCGCGGTCTTAAAATTAACGCTCAGGCAAGAAAGCTAATTATCCCACCTGCTTTGCAGTTTGTTGCGGATAGGCTTCTTGAATCTCCTGGAAGAGTTGGTACGGCAGACAATGATATTAACGCGGTTCGCAATATGGGCATGGTTCCTGAAGGCTACACCGTAAATCATTATCTGACTGATACTGATGCGTTCTTCCTGAAGACTGACGTTCCTAACGGACTTAAGCATTTTGTTCGTACGGCTGTATCAACAAACATGGAAGGTGACTTTGAAACCGGAAATGTTCGTTATAAGGCCAGAGAGCGTTATAGCTTTGGCTGGTCTGATTGGAGAGGTATTTTCGGCTCTCCTGGAGCATAATACCACAGGGGGGCTATGCCCCCCTTTATTTCTGGGAATATAATAGCCCTAGCGACTGTCCCAGCAGACGCTTACGAAGACTCTAGGGCGAAACCTTTCGTAAGGAGGAAAAACCGATGGCTCAGACGACTTTCGCTGGCCCCGTTAGATCACTCGCAGGTCTTATTAATGCTGGATACAATGGTGTTGTTAGTTTAACAGCTAATACAACAATTACTGTTGCTGATCATGCAGGACGACCACTTCTTTGTAACGATGCAGACGGTGTTTTTACACTACCTAGTATTGTTGTTACAGAACCTACTGATAAAGGTTCTCCAAGTCAAACAGCCAATTTAGGTGCACAGTTTACATTTATAGTTGTAACAGCTGCTACTGACATGGACATCGTAACGGACGGTACTGACAAATTTGTTGGTGGAGTTTACACAGGCGTAGATGACGCCACAGGTAAGACTTTCATCTCAGGTGCTTCTAACGATGTGATTACTCTAAATGGCAGCACTAAAGGCGGTCTTGCAGGAAGCATCATAAGAGTAACCGCTATAGCAAGTGCAAAATACGCAGTAGAGGGTATAACTCTTGGCTCAGGCACACTTGTTACTCCGTTTGCAGACGCTTAATACGGGAGTAAATTGATATGGCAGATGCAGTTACCAGTACAACTATTATTGATGGTACGCATAGAGCAGTCATCCAGATAACTAACCTTAGCGACAGTACTGGTGAAAGTGCTG